ACGTCGCGATCGTGCCGTTCTGCCTCGACACCGCCAAGCTACAGCCGACCGGTACGCTCAACTTTTCGCGCATCGACACCTACCGCATAGTGACCCCTTCGACCATCAGCGTCAAGACCCTGAACCAAAACTCGCAGAATACCAACGCCGCATACCTGTACGCCGTAAACTACAACGTACTTCGTATTCAGGCTGGTATGGGCGCCCTGCTTTACAGCTCTTAAAAACCTACCCTAGGAGTAAGAAATGCAGATTTGGCGATGGGTGTTGCTCATCGGGCTTTTGTTTCTGATTACGTACGATCCGTCCACGCGTACAATGGCTAATTTTTTTGAAGGCCCCATGGTAGAGGGCGACCGCCATGGCCGATCCGCATCTACGTCAGAGACACAAATCGATAGCTATTCCAGTGACGATGATCGGTAACCGACCACACATGCTCATCGTACACGACCGACGATACAAAGAGTGGACGTTTGTCACAGGCGGGTGTCGCCGCCGCGAAGTCTATAACCCCTTACGGTGCGCAGTTCGTGAACTACACGAAGAGACCAGGGGGACTATAGATATGAAACGTGGTGCCTATACATATTTTCGGTTCTCGACCGATTACAAAGGACCGGGTGATACAGAGGCGGATGCCGATACGATAAGTGTCTACCACGTATACGTACTCGATCTTCCCATGTCGGCCGTAGAACAGACGGACGTCATAGAAAAATTTTATGACCAACGTACCAAAATGGAAACGAATCAAGTTCCGTTTAAAAAGAATCACGATGAAAATACGGAAATGCGATGGGACACATTCGAAGGAATTTCGGACCGGTCCGACCTATGGATTCTGATACGCGAGTGCGTACTCAACAATCCTGATTTTAAAAAAGCCCTGAGCGCGTCCGACAAAACGAGCTTTTATCTCCGACCATGAGAGATATGACTCGTCCGAAACGTGTTTTTGCCGAAATGCTCGCCGCCGCACAGGGTGGTGACATCGACGTGGATGATATCTGCGACCGACTTTCGTTGGCCGATATCATGTACGAACTCAAAAAACTCGAAAAGGAGGCTGAGGCCGAGGCCGAAGAAGCCAAGGCTGCTGTAGCGGCAGCAGAAGCCGAGGCGGTCGCGGATGTCGCGGCCAAGAAGAAGAAACCGGTCGTTGATGAGCCACACAAGATTGAGGATTTTTGGACACGCATCTCAGGTGAGTGAATATGTCTGCTTAGAGTAAATGAAAACACAGCCTCTTCTTATTTTTTTAGTAGTTAGTTCCATCGCTCTTTGGTTCCTACTCACAGCGACTCGCGCAGAAATGCGCAAGTCATCACGGGGGGTGAAGTCGTCCCCGAAGTCGTCACGGAAGTCGTCCCCGAAGTCGTCACGGAAGTCGTCAACGAAGAAATCGAGGTCGCGGTAAATGAAAATGTTTGCCTGTAATAAGAAATGAAATCTGGTCCACTTCTGGCCGCAGCAGGGTTCGTCGCCCTATGGCTCGTTCTGACCAAGTCGTACGCGGGCTACAAAGGTCAGGAGACGGACAGCGTCGCTGATCGCTACGTAAAGAATCCCCACGTTTCAACGTAAACGGGATGTTGACCATCGCACGTCCGCCGACGCGTGTACCACGGGGCGAAAAAAAGCCCAAAAAGGTTTTTACTTTGCACAGTAATGCAAATTCGGTGTTTGCGTGGCGGACATCGAACGAAAATATGAAAATTGCCACCGTCGTCTTCCGGCGACGACAGGATGCGCTTCTTATGGCGCACATGATCGAACGACATGTGCGCCAGAAAAAGGAATGGCCTTCGCCGACAATGTTTGATTTTCAGCTCGATGGCGGACCTCCGGTCGGCGAAGACCTATCTCTGATTGATATCAACACGTGGGAAATGGATGCTCTCAAGGTTTTTTGCGTCGAGGCCTACCTCGACATGGTGACAATCAGTCAACTGGTACAGACGAGTGACGGGTTTCGAATCAGTGGCGAACTGGTGTCACTCGAGGTCCCGTACGGATTGTATACCGAGCGGCTTACCCACCTGTACAATTTAATTTAGCGCCGGGCAGCCTTACGTTTGCGGAACGCGGCGAGGAGGGCACGCGCGACCGCCTGTTTGTTCCGGTTGTTCGGCACGTATGGCCGACCCTCATTATGTTCCAGCGCCCATGTGGCGTACAGATTTTTGTGTACCCGGGGCAGAACGCCGCGAGACGTCCGACCGGCAAAATTACGAATGTGCTCACCCATGCGATGATGCGTCGTCAGCCGGCTCGTAACACCGACGGTCGGGTGTAGACCGAGGCTATGTTCGGGGAACATTTGTCGGCGCCACTGGTACGCATTGAGATACCCGAACATTGGATCGGCGGCCCGTTTGCGTGCGCGCTTCTGGACCTCGGCCCGGAGAGCCGCCGGGATCTTACGTTGTATAACACCCGTCGCGTTGATTTTGTTACGCATCGCTTTGCTCGTCAGACGCAGACGATACAGATTTGCGAGATTCATCGTGTTGAGCAGTCTGTTCATGTGTCCGATATTACCCTCGAGCGTGTGCGCCGGGGACGCAGCGCGTTTACCTTTACGGTTATAGTTTGCGCGCGCATTCTCAAAGGCCTTATTGTTGTTATAGTTTTCGCGTTTGGGAGATGGCATGGTCTTACTCTCGGTTGACATTATTTTTTAGGACGCGCGCTCAAACATCTCGGCTATGTACGCGCGGCGCTTGACTGGCAGGACACGTACGCCCCGGACGCGCTTGGCGTACGGCGCACGTTTAGCCCCCAGATTCGCGCGCTCTTTGCGGTTGAACTTAGGGCGGATCGGCGACGGAATCACCATCAGGTTCTTTAGATACTTGGTCGCGCGCTCGGTACCGCCTGGGCTCTTGTGGAACTTCGCCTTGGGGTTATACGCAAGACCACCTGCGGCCGTGCGCGCAACGTACTTACCGGCGGCCGTCTTACGGATGACGCGACGCTTCGAGTTGAGGAAACCGGTCGGGGTTCCGGAAGACATCTTAGCAGTGACACAGAAAATTTTACGCACGTGCCGGAGGAATGTACGCCTTGCCGGTCAGAACCTTGGTTGCATATGCCGTCGCGAGTACGAAATGAATGTGTGGCCAATCGAGTGCCTCGACCGTCGTAACTTTTACGTTCATCGGATTGGCATTAATCTCGTCGACAATCTGGTTTCGGGCCGTCGGGTCACCGAGGGTCGGCGCGAGCACAGTCATCTTCTGGAGCCATTTGACGTGAGACTCGTTGGCACAGTCAAACTTTTGAATAAAACGCGACGTGATCGTATCACCCATTTAGTTACTAGGCACCTCACGTCTTTAGGGGAGAAACGAAGAGATAGTTGTGTTCGGGCCGTTTGATCACCTGTGTGTACCCGAGTTCTTTGAGAAATTTAGGAACCGGTCCGTTGTCGAAATCGAAAATTTCGACATACATGTGCGGTAGGTGTTTTCGAATGGTTTGGGCCGCCCCTTTGAGCACATCGAGTTCGTGGTTCTCGACGTCAATCTTGATAAGACAGGGTGTACCGGTGTAAAGGTCATCGAGTCGCTTGACCCGGATGTCGGCCACGCGATCGTACCCGGTAACGTCGTGTGGCGCGAGAGTCGATCCACCATAGTTACACGTCGATTCCGCATTGTGCCGTTCTTGGTATATAGGCACGGTAGCTTCGCTGGACGAGAGGCCGTATGGGTGAACTGTGATGGGCCACGTGGTCGTGTTTTGGTCGACATTTTTTTGAGCAATCGGGTGGTACAATGGTTCGAACGTATGGACCGGACCGTAATCCGAAAACATGAGTGCATTCCAGCCAATGTTACCACCGATATCAAGAATGTCCATACCGGGTTTCACGAGGTGCGGAAGATCCTGGCGCATCCAGGCGTCCCATTCGTGGCCGCGACTTAGACACGCGCCGATGTACTGGTCGTCGGCCAAGATATCGACCTTAAATTTACCGACGGTGAACATTACACCTTAGGCACACAAGACCTTTAAATTCTTGGCCCATACCAGGAATGAACATCTTACTCGTGTCACTCTTCGAAATACTTGGTGACTTTCAATTGAAGTTCTTTGCACGCGGAGGAAAGCTCGCGAATCTTTTCGGCGGTCTCGCTGGATATTCCGGTGTCATATACTTCCTCATCGCTGCTCTCAAACAAGGCAACGTCCTGTTCACGAATGCGATGTGGGATGGCCTCTCGGGCCTGCTCGAATCCCTGGCGGCGTACATCTTTCTGGGCGAGCGTCTCAATCACTGGAGTCAGTACGTCGGCTTGGCCATGATCACCTTGGGTCTTATGGTGTTGAAGAAGGGTGGCGTGGCCTATTAGGGTCGCGATGGCGAGCGCATCGCCGGCGGCGTGCTGCGCCACGAGCGCAAGCTGAACCTTTTGGGTCCAGGTCAACTTGCGTGTGTGCCAAAAGAGACCGAGTGTCTCCATACACATAAACAACACGAAATCTATATGTACATGGAGCGTCTTATCCGCGAAAACATCCTTCCTAGGCTCGACGCCCACGAGGCCGAACTGTACGAGCTGCGCGGTGCGACCTGGCCCGTGTGCCAAGCCCTCAAGGATCGCAAAATGCCGTTCCGGAACATCAAAGAGAAACAAAAGTTTTTTAGGTTCTTGGACCTGCACGAAATGCGTCGTCTGCTCGGACTCAAAGCAGCCTATTGTCGGATCGATGACGTGTCGCTCGAAGAAGAAATCAGGATGATTTCGGTAGACCGTTAAAGATAAAATGTATAGTACACTTATAAATGCTTATCCCAGATTGTTTCGATAAGTGTTCCATTGTACCAAAAGGTATTATTCATGTAGGTGCGCATATGTGCGAAGAACGTCAAATATATGAAAAAGCGGGATGTGATGATACGAAAGTTGTCTGGATTGAAGGTAATCCTCAACTTTGTCGTAGCATTTCCCATAACTTTCCGTCAGTCAAAGTGTATAACGGTCTCATTTCCGACAAGGAAGAAGATGTTGATTTTATCGTTACAAATAATGGTCAGTCGAGTTCGTTCCTTGAGCTCAAAGAACACAAACTTCAGCACCCCGATGTTTATGAAATCGGGCGTATCAAACTTAGGACGACGACTTTGCCAGAACTTCTGAACCGGAACTCGATTGATATTACCAACTATGATTGTCTTATGATGGATATACAGGGTGCCGAATTGCACGCACTCCGTGGTATGAAGGATATACTTTCAGGGTTTAGACTTATATATCTTGAAGTAAACGTAAAAGAAATATATGCCGAGTGTGGGCAGCTCTCAGAAATTATTGACTTTTTACAGCCTCACGGTTTTATTATGAGGGACATTAACATGACTCAGTATGGTTGGGGTGACGCTGTATTTGTTCGTCGCTGAAAACCATCCGCCGCACAAGTTCGTCAAACGTGACGATTGGTTTCCAACCGGAAACCTGGCGAAACTTCGTAGAATCACCGATGAGCATATCGACTTCGGCCAGACGATAAAATTCCGGATCCCGGACGACGAGTATCTCGTTCGTGTCAGAGTCCCGGGCCGTACCTTCAAGGTGATCCCACACAAGGTTGGTTCCTATACATCCAAACGCTTTTTCGATAAATTCGTAGACTGTGTGAGTTTCGTCCGTCGAGATAACATAGTCAGCCGGTGTACCCAACTGGAGCATACGCCACATTCCGTCGACATAATCAGGTGCGTATCCCCAATCACGTCGTGATTCAAGGTTACCAAGACGAATCGGAAATTTCCGAGCCCCGATCGCCTTTGTAATTTTGCGCGTCACAAACTCTTCGCCGCGACGTTCAGATTCGTGGTTGAAAAGGATACCCGTGCACGCATACAACCCATGGGCCTCGCGGTAGTTTTTAGTGATCCAGTACGCGTACACCTTTGAGCACCCGTAGGGACTACGGGGATAAAATGGAGTTGTTTCTGTCTGTGGTGTTTCCTGAACTTTTCCGAACATCTCAGATGTTCCCGCCTGATAAAATCGAATACGCCGATCGCCCGATTGTCGAATCGCTTCAAGAATATTCAACGGACCGAGTGCATCAACACGCGTCGTCCATTCGGGCTGCTCGAATGAAACCTGAACCTGTGATTGTGCCGCAAGATTATAAACCTCAATTCGGTCCCACGATTTGTCAGCCGTGACTGTACGAATGAGCATTGACATACAGTGGGGATCGGTTACGTCACCTCGCACGAGGTTGAATCTGTCGTGCACAGGTGTCGCCTTTGTATGACTCGAAAAACGCATGAGCCCGTACACCGTATACCCCTTTTCGAGAAGTAGTTCGGCCAGGTAAGACCCATCTTGTCCCGCGACTCCTGTAATAATTGCAACCCGGGACATTACACTTTATACTCAGTCAGACTTTAAGCAATACCAGTCATCCACATGGACCGTCTTGACGAGCTGGTACCCCTTCGAGACCAGAAGTTTAAATATGTTGTTTCGCTTTTCAACCTCAAAGTTGTGTTCGATCGAAATACACTTGAACTTGTATTTATCGAATGGGAATACGCGCAGGACCTCGTATTCGGCGCCTTCGATATCAAGGTTCATGTATCCGATTTCGGACGGCACATCGTACTCGACGAGAATACTCTCGAGCGTCCGCGTCTTGAACATGTGTTTCCGGATGGTAGTATACTTGAACAAGTTATCTTTGTGCATACCGAGTTCGGTCGTAATGCCGCTACACCAGGGTTCCTGGACCGAATAAGAAAATTCAACCTCCTTGTCGTCGCACGAGTACACAACAGCTTTCACGACGGTCGTGTTCCGGTCGTCAAAATTTTTAGGGAAGGCGTCTACGCAAATACCCTTCCATCCATTCTGTTCGAGCAAAAGACTATTGCTCAGAAATGTCCCATCTTGACACCCTATGTCGAGGTAAAAACTCGGCTCCGTGACGACCGACAGAACCCATTTATCGGCACCGAGCTGGCTCATCTAAAGTTATAGTACCTCTGTAACTTTAGATGATCATTGATACTTTCATTTTTTATAACGAGCTCGATATTCTCGAGCTCCGTCTCACCGTACTTGATCCGTACGTCGATCGGTTCGTACTCGTCGAGTCGGAACTTAACCACGTCGGTCTTCCGAAGGAACTATTCTTCGAAAGGAACAAGCAGCGATATGCACAGTGGCTCCCTAAGATCACACACATTGTCATCCGGGCGGAAGATATGCCCATGGATACCAATGCCCTCGGGCGCGAAAAGTTCCAACGGGATTATATCGTACACGGCCTTGCAGATGTACCGGACGATGTGACCGTCATGCTCAGCGACGTGGATGAAATACCCGACCTGGCTCGCATTCCTCTCAAAACTCTCCCGGTCGTCATCCACATGTGGATGTTTGAATATTCATTCAAGTACCTTCACATAGGTGAACCTTGGTTCGGGACTGTGATTACGACCGCCGCCGATATGAAAACCCGCCGGCCGACATTTTTTCGAGACAATCGCTGGTCGTTTAACCGGTTTACGTATGCCGGATGGCATCTCACGAGTTTTGGCGACGCGAAACACGTTCTGAATAAGATTAACACGTATTCGCATCATGCCGATGTTGGTATTTTCGCCGAACGGACCATGGACACATTCGAGCGCATCATACGTGATGGAATTCACCACGACGGTAAAACAAAGTTGATTCCGTGGACACCGGATGTCCCGTTACCGGCATCGGCTGAGATTCTTTCTACAATCTTTTATTCTCAGCGGTCCTAAACCATTCTACGGTTCGACGTATACCTTCCTCGAGTGGCGTATATACGAAATCGATTGCAGTATGATCGGCAGTTTTTTTGAGCTGACCGTTCGTGCGTGTCGTATCGTATGTCACCGCGCCTTTGAAGTCGAATGCTTTTGTGACGAGATCGACCACGTACGACAACGGCACTTCGGCGTCCGGTGGACATAGAATCATCGGGCGATCCAGTGTCGTGTAATTTTTATAGGCCCAAAGTGTCAGACGGGCAATGTCACCACTGTATATAAATTGGCGCTGAGGTGTTCCGTCGCCCGCGATGACAAACGGTGTTTCGTCCCGTTGGGCCAAGTAGCACTTGTGGATGAGAGCCGGGATGACATGAGCATCTGCAAGATTAAAATTGTCGTGCGGGCCATAAATGTTTGACGGGACGACACAAAAGTATTCCCGTCCGTATTGTTGTCGGTATGCCCGACAATGAATATCAGCCATCCTCTTTGCGTAGGCGTAAGCCTGATTACTCGGATGAGGAGGTCCGGTGTGAAGCATATCTACCGTCATAGGATACGCGGGGGGCTTATCAGGGAATATACACGTCGACAGGTAACACATGACCCGCCGAATGTTGTATTCGTGGGCAACCTTGAGAATGTTGGTATTCATGAGCATATTGTCTTCGTACATCTCGACTGGATGAGCCATATTTTTGAATACTCCACCGACATTCGCCGCAAGGTGAATCACTCCATCGAATGGCATATGTTTTTTGAACAATGAACGAACTTCGTGAATGTCCCGAAGATCCGCGTCGTTCGAAGATACGGGAATCCACTCGGCGCCATCAAGTTCGACGAGTGCACGACCGACCAGACCAGAAGCACCGGTTACCAAAACCTTCATTGATTAAATGTGCACTCATTTGTTTATATGACCTGTGAAGTTATGTCAATATAAACTTGGTCTCGGCTTCCCATCCACCGACTCGTGAATCCTGATAAAACAATGGTTTGCGCGGCGTGTATACATTAAATAGGGGCATCGATCGACACGGTGGTATATCGTAATCTGGCATGGGTCGAAGTGACATTTGCTCGTAACCTCTTAAACAATTTTCTGCCCATCGTCTTGTTCTGAACAAAACAGCGTGAAGTGATAGCATGTTGTAAAGCCGAACAGTGTCATCATACCCGGGTACGCTCTTGTATTCTATGTGCAGAATACCCTGGTCGACGTGTGGCGGAAGACCGTATCGACTCACGCCAAGATATACGGCATCGGCATCTTCGGGGAATTCTATTGTGTGCCCGAACCATTCTGTTGCACTACAATCATCTTCCATCAAAATAAATGGTTTGAAATCTTCTCCTTCAAGACGACGTTTAACAACATCTATCATCCCGAATACACCACTGTGTTTCCCGCGATCGCATATACCTACATGACATGTACCCACGAGTCCCGCATTCTCGAGCATTCGGTCCATGTGTACTCGGCGTTCAGGTCTATGAGGGCCGTGCAGGTATACGATATCGACATTCCTGATATCAAGGAGCATCTGATTCACATACGCCTTAGTTGTTTAGATGGATAAAGGATTCATGTTCGGTCTATGTAATATGGCGGTCGTATTTCTTCCGTACGGTGGAGGGTTAGGTAACCTGATATTTTATCATCATGCGGCATTTGCTCTTTCAAAGAAACTCGGTGCACCGATGTATATCAACTCGGACTATCAAGACGAGAAGCGCAAAAATATAGCCCTGTATGACAAAATTTTCAATCATGTAAATTTTGTAAATCGGGAATCAGACATCTTGCAAAACAAAGGTGTCATGTACATGGAACCTAATTATTATTACGACCCGATTGATGTTCCCGCGGACACTGTCGTTTTCATGCAGGGATATTTCCAGTCGTATAAATATTTTTGGGACTGCATGGGTGATATTATTAATCAGTTTCGGACAAACCTAGGAGATGATTTTATGAAAAAAGAATATGACGAACTTCGGTCCGGTGAGAAAACTGTATGTGTTCATGTTCGCCGGACAGACTACTTATCCCTTTCGGACATTCACCCGCCTCTACCAGAAGAGTATTACGAAAATGCACTCACGCATGTATCCGGACGGGTGCTCGTGTTTTCGGACGACATAGGGAGTATCAAACACTGGGACGTGTGGAAGACGCGCGACACCATATTTGTCGACGAACCGGATCCGGTCCGTACTTTGTGGCTCATGAGCCTATGTGACGCATTTGTTATTGCAAATTCGTCACTGTCGCTCAATGCATACCTGATGGCAAAGTATTTGCGCGATACGCCATGTGTCGCGCCTGTCAAATGGTTCGGACCAAAAGGAGTTCAGTTTCGAATCGATGACATTGTTCCCCCAGGTACAATTACGCTCTGAAATCGTTCAGATGTGCAATACCTTCGGCGACACTGTCATCTATAATTATACAACCCTTGGCTTTTTCAAAATTCTCAAGAGCGTACGGTTTCATGGATTCGTACAACTCAAATGTTAAAGTTGGTAAAATCTTTTCAAGGTCATCGAGTGTTTCAAAATGAATAATACCCTTCGTGTTGAAGAATTCGCCAATATTCGGACACCCCCATAAAATAGGTATAGCCCCGGTGACAAATGCATGTGTTAGATATTCTGTAAAATAATTATCTATGCTACAGTTCATCGTGACGATGACAAATGCATAATCTTTGTATGCATCGAGACTTTCTGGATACGGAAGGTATTGGCCACCGTACGTATCCATATGGGCACCAAATTTTTCAGTGATATCGTGTCGGAGACGATGACCAATTGCATCTTTTTTTTCCGAGAGCACGAGTGATAGTAGTTTTGGTTTTTCGTACATGGATCGATCTGGTTCAGGTATACGAACACTTGACGTAATATATTTGATATATTTTTGAGGATTACTTTTGAGTAGATCTGGGTGCCACGTCAGAATATAATCAAACTTTTCTTCAAGATATTTATGGTTATTGTTGGTGTACCATGTATCTCTAATCACCGGTGGCTCGATGATCCATGCAATTTTGATACGCGATTGGACCTGGTCGACATATGACATACACCGATCAGTGAAGAGCGTAATACCGTCCCAGTTCATCCGGTCGCGTACATACTGAATTTTCGTCGCGGGAAGTACACCGGATGAATCATGTCCATAGGCCGCGAGCACATGTGCAAACTCCATGTCAAATAAGTTTACAGTGAGGACCATTTTTTAAACAAAGATTATATTCTTAAAGTAATACGTTGATAAACAAGTATGTCACGTCGCCTAGTAACGACGATGACAGTCATCCCGACACGCGAAGAATCCATCGTAGGGACGATCGAGAGCATTCAGGCCGGTACTTTAAAACCAGATGCCATATATGTGAACATTCCGCTGGCATACATTCGGTTTCGCCAAACGCTCGACGAAGGCCTCATCCCGAAACTGAAAGAGCTCGGCGTACACGTGATCGAACTCGAACACGACCGCGCGTGTCTCAATAAAATTCTTCCAGTGCTCGCATACGAAACCGATCCAGAGACGCTCGTCGTGACGCTCGACGACGATATGACGTACGCACCGCGATTCATCGAAGGACTATACGAGGGCTGGAAACAATTTGGAGATGTAGTCGGATACAGCGGAATGTATTATCCCGAAACGGTGTTGCGTCACACGGGACAACTTCGTTACGGGATTGTATGGGGACACGGAAACCGGGCGGACATTCTCGAGAATGGGTTCGGTACGATGTTTCGGCTCGGGGTCCTCAAGGGGTTTCCGGACCTGCCGCCATTGTCAGCCGACGTAGATCCGGTCATGTACATAAGTGACGATTACATTATGGGTCGTTTTTTTGATCACAAAGGTGTTCCGAAACGGGTCGTGTGTCATCCGTGGATCGGACGCGTCGGGGACGATTGGACATCCATGTGTACCGAGAACGCAAATGCCAAAACGTTCGAACTTGCGACGTCGCGCAATCCGCTCGCTGATTATATTAGGGCCGGCGAACTGTTCTCGGTGCACACAGGCCTTCGATCCCATCCTTCAAACTGATACGGGGTTTCCACCCGGATGCAAGGAAATCGGGCCGTGGTTCATTAACCTTTGTCTGAAAGCTTGATGTAACTGATCCTGGGCAGAGTTCTGCGTTGTAAAATTGTGCAATGATCTCAGCAACAGTTTTAATACTTACCCATTCGTAATTACTTATATCTATCATTGAGCCATATTTACTTTTTACAGATTCGAAATTTTCCATAATGTGACATGCCGCTACCGCAAAATCTTCGGTATGAAGAAACTGGCGCGTCTCTTCGCCGTCGGTGAGCATACTGATACGTCCACCGGTTTTAGCTTGGTGTATAAAATCAGCAATGGCGTGCGATTTATCTCCAATCTCTTCGGGGCCGTATACATTCCATACTTTAATATTTATTCCTCCTAAATATTCGGTATAAAATTCAGCGATACGTTTGAGTGGACCGTACGGGTTATGATCCATATTTGACATTTGGGACGTCGTATGTATAAATGGAACACCTGAATCCCTAATCGCACTAAATGTATTTTCCAAGAGTTTCATATTATTGGAAATGTACTCGGTCGTAGTGGTTGAATACTTTGACCCACCGACATCAAATGCAAAAAACGCTACAAACTCAACGTCTTTTAAAATAAAATAAAGAGATTTGGCAACTCTTAAATCGTGATCCGTGACTAGTGCAATATCCCATTCAGTCACTTGGTGACCCCTTTCCCTAAGATAGTGCGTAAAAGCGCGCCCGATGACTCCCTCTGACCCGAGCACGAGTACCCGCATTTATATATAGTTTAGCTGTAATTCTTTATTTCAGCGTTAACATGTACAGCGTCGACCGCACAAGCGCAGTAACTTCATCCTGAATATTCTTCAGGTAGGTGTCACGTGGCATGCGACACGCGCGTATGCGCGTCAGCAGACCCTTGAAGTATGCGCGGGCGCTCACCTTCGTCCGTGTGTTACGCGGGAGCGTCATGCGCTTGAGCCGACCGTATTTGCCCATGTAGGCCTCGGCGTACGCGTCTAGCAGGGGTACGATACCCTCGTAGTACGCCTGGAGCGCTTTATGTTCCGCGAACGACTTGGTCGTCAGGTGGTACATGTGCGCTTTTTCGCGCGAACGCATGAGCAAAGCTATATACTTTGCCGGTCCGGACATTTTTTCGTCGTTACTCTTAGTAGAGATGATTTTCGAGGAAACAGGTCTTGCCAAAGGCACGAAAGTGTACAAGGGTGTGAGAGTCAGGCGTCTACTGGGTGACGTCCGCCATTTCTTCGTCACGACGAACCCCCGGATCGCCAAGGGGTACGGTCACCCTTTGGCGTATCAGACGAAGCGCGCCGTACGTCTGTTTACGATGTCGGCCCGTAACCTGAAACTTCTGACGACCAAGTACCCCGGTCTGACCAAAGAAACCCGTACACTGATTCGGTTCGCGCTCGGGACCGGTACGACCCGGGCACAACAGGCTGCCGCATACAAAGTTATGTACGGTAAGGGTGTTCCCGGTGCACGTAATGTGCGCGCCGGTCAACGTCTGAGCGTCTCGGACATTGATGCCAAATTGGCACAGCGGCTGACGCGCGAATTTCTTCGCCCGGAACGGTACGACGGGTACTATTCGCCGCGGCGCAAAAGTATATTTCACGAGGGTGCTTTCCACTCCGAAATTATGTTGTGTGACGGCTCTCGGACGCTCGAACGCCGGGTCACAAAGGAACACCCGCGGGCGCTCTATGACCGTCGGACCATCGTACGTTCGCTCCCGGAACTGTTTGTCGCGTATTGCAAGACGCACAGACGTCTGACGCGCCAGTACGGCGGCTTCGTCCCGTATCTCGGCGGTGGTATGGCCGTCCGCTTGTACCTCGAGGCCCGACGTAAGAAGATGCCGCCGCTCGTCCGCGGTACGTCCGATTTCGATTTCACATTTGCGGTCCCGCGTCGGCTCACGTCGCGGGTCGCCGTTTCGACGCGCATTTTTGCCATGCGCCAAGTCATGTCCAGCCACGTGACGGGATTCATCGCGTGGCTCAACAAGGAGTACCGGACGGCCGGTGTGAAACTGGTCGTGAATGAGTTTGTTCCGCCGATCCGGGTCCTGCCTGCGACCGGAAAGACTGTGTACCAGGTTATTTCGTACAAGCTTCAGTTTCCCGGTATGGCCGAACCGGTCGAGTTTGTCGATTCTACCTTGGCGTACGTACCCGGTATCGGTCGTGATCACATCCACCGCGAAATTACGCGCCATTATGGCATTCCGCTCGAACGTCTGAAATATATGTACAAGAACGTTCTGGTTGTCCTTGCCGGTTCGTTCGTCTACCCGGGCATCAAGAATCGTAACCCGCTCACAGGCCAACGGCCCGAAAAGGGTCTGAAAAATGCAGCCCGGTTGGGCTCGCTTCAAAAACTGCGTCGTGGCAACGCCGCCGTCCAGAACTTCATAAAGAAGATAGGCTCCAGAAACGTAGGCGGTGCACGCAAACGCGCCGAACAAATAATCCGATCTATTAAAAGAGGATGAGACGAACGTGCGTCCAGGTCCGGAAAGTCCTTCGGGATTCCGGGCCAATTGTGAAGCGAACGACGCGGTTCGTCGAACGGCACATTGTGCGAACGTCCGTGGTTGGTTTTGTGCCGTCGGTCGTGAACGATACGGTGATTCATCACGTACAATTTTCCCCTATTGAACTGTTGCACGTCGTGACCGATGACGTGTCCGTCACGAGTCTTACAGCCCTGGCGACACTTCTCATGCGTCTTCTCTAGTACAGACACTGGTTATCGGTCGCGCACTCGAATCTGAAAAGCATGAACGTGGGTGTGTTTGTGACCAGGCTCGCGCCCGTCTGATCGTAGAGCGACACGGTGAGCCGGTCAAGTTTACGAATAGGGTTTATGTATGATGCGTAGGCCGGATACTGACTCGCGGACGCGAACAGGAACCGTCCGCCGGACGGAACGCCGTGGACGGTCGCAAAAGCCTCGGCCATGACACGCGCGTTCACAGGAACCTGTGTCACTTGGCCGACGCTCGATGTATTTCCGGACACGGACTGTTGGTACTTGAGCACGGCGTGGTCGTGAAACTTATTGACGAGCTCTTCGACCTGTACGTAGACGACATTGGACGTCGGTGCCCCGGTCGAATCGATACTGGCGCTCAAAAGTTCGGCCCGGACGACGTTACGGAGCGGCACGTTGAGGTAGGCCGTAAACACGTTCGATGCGTTCGGCGCCGAGGCATACAGACTGTCGACCGAAATGGTATACACTTCGCGGGTCTCACAGCGACTCATTACTTGTACTGTAGATAAAGATTTACACCCATATTCGTGTACAATGGCAGCACAGCTTCTGGTCACTCGCCTGACACCGAACGCTATCCTCCCTGCGCGCGGTTCTGCGGGCGCCGCCGGCTATGACCTCTACGCGACCGACGGGTACGTCGTCCTTCCTGGACACCGTGTCGTCGTATCTACCGGCGTGGCCGTTCAGCTCCCACCCGGAACCTATGGTCGCATTGCACCTCGCTCTGGACTGGCCGTGAAGCACGGTCTGGACACGCTCGCAGGTGTCATCGACCCGGACTATACGGGCGAGCTCAAGGTTGTACTCGTCAACACGGATATGCGTCTACCTTTTGTGATCAAGCCCGGGTATCGCATCGCGCAGCTCATCCTTGAGCAGTACGTGAGTGCCGATGTCGTCGAGGGTGCGCTACCAGATACGACCCGTGGTGCCGACGGGTTTGGTTCGACCGGAATCTGAAAAAAAAGGGGCTTTGTACCCCGAGCTCCAATAGTATAATCGGTAAGTACGGTGGTCTTATGAAAAACATGTTTTTTCATGGTAAGGGAGCCGCTAACCCCAGTTCGATCCTGGGTTGGAGCACTATGCTCTCGTAGCTCAATTGGTAGAGCACTCGTTTAGTAAGCGAGAGGTATCGGGATCGAACCCCGACGAGAGCTCAACGGTTCCATAGTATAATGGTTAGTACATAGGACTCTGAATCCTGTAATGCGAGTTCGATCCTCGCTGGAACCTGGCCCTGTAGCATAATTGGATAATGCGTAAGACTTCTAATCTTGAGACTGTGGGTTCGACACCCACCAGGGTCGTGATTATAAAGATACCCTTTATAATCACGTCTTTGATTAAAATCGTGTGGAACATTAATGAAACGGAAAGCGACCACGAACCTGAATACCCGAACCCCTAAACGCGCACGGCGCCCACCGACTCCCGTACCCAGACTGCCGCGCGAAATCGTCATGATGATTCTGAGCCGTGCGCGCCAAGCCAGACAAAACAACATCAGACGCGTCGCCCGCCAACTCCGCGCGAATAATCAATGGATAACTCCGGCAAATATCAGAATGCACCTTTACGGTGGATTCAACCCCGTGACCCAAAATGTGTACCCGTATACGCGTGCCGAAATAAATAATGTCGTAGCGCGTATGGTTGCGAACGATGAATTATAAAATTAAACTATTACAAATGAAACAACAGTTTGTGATTGCACTCGTTGTCGCAGTTGCACTTGTCGCGTGGTGGTTGTCACGGACGACCAACGGTGGTAAAGTTGACGATCGAGCGATCCGAACTCTTTATCGCCAAGCGGCGCGGTATATGGTGGCAAGTCTTCAGGATGAATCCGAAGTGATTCAGGTTCTGCACGCCAACTACGCTATGGGGTATATCATGGCTCTTCGTGATATAACAACCGATACGGAATTTAGACGCGCGACCGGTGAAGACCTTGATGCGTTCGAACACAAACTTGCAGTCGCCCAAGACGTTGCGACGCGGCGCCTCGTGGCGACACGTCCGGACCTCGTTCCGCTCGAGGATTCGTCAATTATGCAGGCCATATATTCTTCTTGAATGAGAGTATATGTCGTGTTGTACCGCTTGTAAAACCAGGTCGCCGTCGGCATCACCGTGCAGCCCTTCGCCACCGGCCCGACCGGCCCGTAATGTCTTTCCGGCACACGTGTGGCAGTTTATTGCCGCGCGCGCAAATGCGTCCACTCGGGCGGCACTCGCGCGAGCCATGCCCGGTGTCGTTTCGCGCCAAAGATATCCCGTACTGAACAGATCACTTAAAATGTCATACAAGGTACCAAAGGGCGGGCTGTACAAACTCACGGCCTTCGACAAGAAGAATCCGGCGGCGTATAAAGATCGCACGTGGCGTTATTACATTCCGCAGTACGGACGTGACTACTATTTCTTTAATACGCGCAACGGACCTGCGTTTACAATCAGTCGAAAAACAGGCCTGCGTCGTCCGGCGCCCGTATTTCCCAACGAGCCTAAAAAACCACGCCAGGCGAACCATACCTGGAATTCGTACCTGAAGCGCGTCAAAGCTGGCATGAGTTACGCGAAGGGTGCACCTGTTCGCAATGCTAAGATTGCCGCGATCGAAAACAAAGTGAACCGGTATCTCGGTGGAAATGAGGCTGCGGTCGCAAACGTGTCCATCCCGGACCTCATGTTTTGGGTCACCGGGGCCAACTGGATGCGGGCCAATAGTAGTTATCGGTACCGAGGTGGTCAATGGTACACCAGTTCGGGCAACAGACTGACAAAGCCGCGTATTCTACAAAATATCAAGAATTCTGCACCGTACCGTTAAAAATTTAAAAACAGCCTCTCTGTCACACGGGTTCTCAATAATATGAATAATTTCAGGACACGGACCGATAACTTGATTGAATGTCGTGAATTGTCGTTCGACCATATCGCGGTCGTATTTCTTTTCAAGTCTGGATCGGAGTACACGACACCATATATATAATTCTTTTTCCTCCATTATATATATGTCTATTCCAAATTTTAAGCGCATCGTAAAAAATAGTCACCCTGCCATCAAAGTAAACAACAATGGCCCCAGTTCGGTCAAAGTTTCGGTGGGTAACAATGCGTCGTACGTGACCGTTCGACCCAATAACAACCGGCCCGGTCATCTTAATATTTCAGCTATTGCGACCGATCCAAACTATGAGGGCAAGGGTCTGGCCGGATACATCACGGCGCTCGTCGTACGGGCGGCAAAAAATGCAGGATTTAAAAGCGCCGGCGGTATGTCTATTCATATTACATTTAACAAAAACAATGAAAATCGGGCAAGAAAATCAGTCTGGCCAATTTCATCATATATTTTTAGTAGATTGGGATTTCAAAAGTTACTCGTTCAGGGAAAACCTGGTGTTTATAAAGTCACAAATGCGAATCGTCACCGTGTCACATGGAACATCAACCTTGATAAAAATATACCCAAAGTGAACGAGAAATTGAGAGGCAACAACAAGTTAATAGGGAAATAAGTCAATGTACCATAAATGCTGTTCGTCGGCCCGAGTCTTCTCGCCGGTATCGGCCAAGTGACGAAACGGTACGCCGATCTGGTCGGCGGCGAATATATCGAATACCACCACCCTCCGTCGAGTAACGTTCACGAGATCGGGTTTGCATTCGTGCTCCCGCTCAAGAACCAAATGACGATGGTCGATTGGCACCTGGCCCCGTGTAAACACCGGATGTACATGACGGTGTGCGAAACCGAAACGGTCCATCCCGACTATGGCATACTCGTCGATCGGTACAGAACACTCTACGTGCCGAGTGAATTTTGTAAAAAGGTTTTCGAGCGACAGTTTCCGCACGGCGAATTCAAAGTTTTGCGTCACGCGGTGGCCAAACCGGAATATAGTCTCGTCGGTGAAGGTGTACCGGACGACGAGCCGTACGTTTTTTATACAATCGGAAACATGGCCGATCCTAGAAAAAATATCAAAATGCTCCTCGAGGCATTTGTGCGCCTCGAGGTTCCCAACGTACGCTTGTTGCTCAAGGCGACGTGTCGTACGCCGTATAATTTAAAATTACCGGGTGTCCATGTGCTGAACGATCTTATGACGGACGAACAACTCGATGCGATTCATCTCGTAAGCCACTGCTACGTCAATTGTTCACATTCGGAGGGTGTCGGGATGGGTGCGGTCGAGGCGGCCGTTCGGGACAAACCTGTTATTCTTACAGATTACGGAGGTCTGAAAGAATATGTGCCGTCGAGTCCGTTTGTCGTCACGTGTACGCGGACGACTGTCGGTCAGGATGATTTTTTGTACACGCGGGACATGGAATGGGGTCAGCCTTCACTGGACGATCTTATTAAACACATGCGTCATTGTGCGACGAACCGCATAACGACGTGGGACCATTCGGCGACCCGTCGTCTGATTGACGAATCACTTGACGGCTTCGGCGGCTCCATGTTCGATCCAGTAGTTGGACCCGTAAAGAACGAGAGCGAGTAGCACGGACGAGTACACTATAAACGCCTGCTGAGCCTTGAGATACGAAACAAACTCGTCAAAAGCCTGAATGCCAACCGGTTTCGTAAAGACGCGCGGGACGACAAGGACGATCGCTGCGTTGACCAAAAGTGCCTGGACGTACATATTACAATACACATTCAAAAAAAGTTAAACCATATGGAAATGCTTGCGGCAAAACGCCCCACACCCTGATGCTGCCCGGAAAGGACACTGGCGTCCTTCGAGGGTACGGGCGGTACACTGCGGTCCTGTGGCTGTGGCCGCCGCAGTCTTGGTCTTTTTGGTCGCCCCTGGTGCCGCCTGAGAAGCCGTCGTCGTCGGTGGCGGGTTCACGAGCACGATAACCTTACGCTTCGCGGCATCCATCGCCAAGGCGCGTTCGCGACACTTGAGTGCCGTCGCCGCCATCTTCGCGGGGTCGGGGTGGTTCACGCGGACGGCCGCAGCATACATGAGCTCAAAGGTTGCCATTGCTGTTTTTGGATACACATACCACCGTCCAAGGCTCGGCGCCGTGGACACAACCTAAACTTTTTGACACCGAACCGAGACAAATTCGCGCGATGCACACATGACCGTCCCCTTTGGTGCGATACACGTCACGTCCGCGCCATATGCGCACGTGACGTTTACCCGCCCGACCCCCTTCTTTTTGCTGAACCAGGCGGCTACGCCCGCCGCCCATTCGATATCCTGTTGCGGAACCCGTGTCGTCTTTGTCGCCGTACGTAGCACGACGTGGGCGCCCGGACAGTCCTTGGCGTGGAACCATAGATCGTGTGCCTTCATGCGGCTAGATAAAGCGTGATTTTCGGTCGAATCCTGACCCACGATAACCTCAAAGTTGTTCGGGGACGTGAGACGGCGAGGCATTTGTGTTTGTTCGGTATCAAGTGTATCCCATTGTCCTTAGCGCCGCGGACAAAACCTACTTATTTGCGCGCGCGAGTGCTCGGACATAATTCTTGAACGCATTCTCGTTTTCGTTTGCCATACGGGACAGCCTGACCAGGTTCGCAGTCCGATTTATATTCGCAAGTGTCCTGTGGACGTTAATTTTACCACCCGGGCTGCGGGTCCATGTGATTGCTGCGTGCGCAGGCCCGGTCGGGACGGGGTGAGGCCGTACCGGTCGAGGCGTGTGGGCTCGGCGAGGCGGCAGCGGCGGTGGCGGCGGCAAGGTCTGGACGACAGGTGATTGTTTGGCCACCGGCGATCTGTGCCATTTTTTAGCCTGGGTCCGTACGTGCCACCACATACCGGTCGCGTGCGCCAATGGTGCCCGGGCACGCCATGCCGCCTCACTTTTGACCAATCGCGGGAATGAATGTCCACTGGTTTTTTGTGCCAGGTTGTATCGTTTGTCGGCCAGTCGATTAAGTTGGGCGTAGAGTCGACCCAGGCGTCTGTATCCAGCCGGTATACTACTGTTTTCGCCTTCGATAATAGTGGAAATTTTCGCAATCGCCTTGTTCGCCTTGGCAATTTCGTGGAATGTCCCGATAAGATTCGTGCGTCTGGCTGATGTGAGTGAATTTGGGTTCGTGCCCATGTTACGAAATTTTCTCTTTATATTGGGCAAAAATCTTTTAACGAGTTTGGATCGACGGAGCCACAGAGCTTCGTCCCGAACAACATTTTCAAATTTGTATCTGCGTATTTTTTTAAACATTTGTAGTTTTTTAGTAGCCAATGGATTGTGCCGATTCATAAGTCGGGCATATTCCGCCTTGTTTGCATTTGTAAAATTGTTCGATACTCCGAGCGCGTCGATTTTACGATCGAGCGCATCGAGTTCTTTATCGATTTTGTCGTATTCGTAAAATGCCTTGATGACATTACGACGCTTTTCGGGCGTCAGATTCATTTATGATGTGGTCAGAAAATAAAATATGTACCGACCGTAATGAAAACTTGGCCGACGCGATATTTTGCAGGACTCAGTCCTGCCCGGACGCGCATCCGCCGAAAGGAACTCCTGACCCGTACGTCATTCAAACTTGGTCGTTCGGACCGCGGCGCCCGGACACGCAAGTCTCGATGGACACAGTTGTTCCACAGGGTATACCCGGATCTAAAATTTAAAAAAACAAACATTTCGAAAAAGACGGGCATACCGACCAAAACGCTCAACACAGTGTACAATAGAGGTCGGCGCGCATGGCAGACGAGTGGGTCCCGTCCGGGTGTTACGGCCGACCAATGGGGTGTGGCCCGCGTATACAAGTATGTCCTGGTCACGAAGCACAAAGCACCAAAGGCGTGGTATGCGTCGCGTCCCGACCCGGACAACAATTTACGCCACAAAAAATAACTCCTCTTCGTGGAGTTCGCGCTCGCGCTCCTCGTCGCGCTCGAGCACACGTAACATTGCCACGTGTAGGTCGAACCGTTCGTAGCGTGACAATCCGAAATATGCGTCTACGGCCTCGGCCGGCGAACACCCAGTCACCTGTGCACGTTCGGCCATCCAATGGTACATCGACGGCGCAATAGCCTCTTTCGTAAACTCTTCGAAAACTGTGTAGGTCGACATTTAGCGCCAGCAGCAACACCGGCCGGGCGCCGAGGACAAAACATATATTTCCGTATCATAATGCCAATCAGGTGGTATCAGGTTTTCACATACTGGATGGTTATCGCGGGTATGAAACTAAAAATTTTCAATCTGTTTGTTGCGAGTCTGGTGGCGACGATATTAGGACAAATTTATATTATGGTTAATCGCGGTCCGGTAAATCCATTATTTTTATTTTTTAGAATTTTTTTACATATCGCCCCTATGATGTATATATCGCATGAGAATAACCCGAAACATATGGCAGGTTTACTCATAGCCTATACACTCAGTCTACTCGCCCAGGGTACCAACCCCGCCAAAGTATATAAGGAGATTATTTTGCACGAACCGACTGATATGACCATAGAAGAATACGCGCGCCGACGATTTACCACCAGCCCCAACAGCATTTAGACTCCGGTGCCAAACTTAGAATATCTTCAACCAGGTCGTCTATGAGTAAGGTTCGCAACTTTTTGAGTACGTCCGGTGGAATGACATCGCCCTCACCGCGCGCGACAATATTCAACACGTGTACAATCATGGGGGCATCGACGTGACACCCTTTCGTGACGAGTTTAGCCGCCTGAATAACATCCAGTGCGCTCGTGGGCGGGTACGCTTTGAGGTGTGCGTGCACCGCACGTACGAGAGCAGTCTCCATTTTACATCTAAGTCAATCTCTTTTTATACCACGCCATGTAATAATCACCTTCGGTGGGTGGTTCAGCCTCGACGACCGACGTATCGTCGATGTGGCGCCAGACACCCTTGTGTTTGACGTAGACGGTATAGTGTCCGCCGTGCGTCGACCCTTGGTGTACCACGAGTCCAAACAGAACGTGGTTGCCGTACGTGCGCGGAACGGACACGGACCGCCGACCTGTATACTGACTGAACGAAACGACAAATACGGGAGGCATGACCTCGGGGCGCATTTGTTTGACGGCGACGTGGTATTCCTGGCCGGCCGCGTCGACGTAGCCACTGAACGCATCGCCGCTCTCACGTCGGTCCAACAGTTCTTCGAGCGTCTGGCCAGACTTTTCTGGTTCGACCACCATGATCGTGTACGAACTCCGTGTTTCGGACATACCACCCGGGTACGTCACAACCTGGATCTCCGTGCCATTGAAAATATCCTGAATAAATTTGCGACCGAGTGATTGTTCGAATGTGTCGAGTAATTCAAGCACGACTTCCTGTGTGTCGTGCGGCCACCGGTTTGCGAAACGCGGAAACCGCTCACAGAACGCGGCGTAAAATGGCCGAACGTCCGCCGAAAATCTGGGTTCTGTCCTCCACAGCTGGCGGACCAGCACGGCATATGCACTCGTCAGCTCACAATCACCTTCGTACTCTCCGTTCAGAAATCGGTTCGTCAAAGCCGGGACGTGCGCCAGGCACTGCAGCGCCGAGTTTAAGAAACAGGTGTTCCCGAGGTTTTCCATCTAGAACGAAGACGCCCCAAAACTCTAAGAGTATGGCCGATCAGGCTCACGATCTGTTTGACGCCTGGGAGCCTATTATCCGCCGCCACAGCATCAAGGAGACGAGCGAAATTGAGATTCGTATCGGAAAAATGAACCGCGGGTCTTTCGATACGAATGTTACCCAGGCCGTACACGACAAGGCGCTCCGCCGGCTGTACAAGTACACGGGCTGGGAGGACGTGACGGAGTCGGACACGATCGTGTACCATTACCCGAGTTCGCGCCGGGCGACGTACGACAATGACAAGGAGGACATTACCGAAAGCGTCATCAAGCGTCGCCTCGAAGTGAATGACTTTTCTTTGGTCGGCCAGCCGTTCGACGTTCGGCTCGGCGTGTCGGCTGAAATTCCAGCCGACCACGATCCGAATGAAGAGGCGACGATGGTCCGGTCCAAGAAGCGTGTTTCGTTTACGCGAAAGAATCTCCGAATCGACGTGACGAGTGTCACTGGCGATTCGGATGACCCGGATTGTGACGAAGAGACGCAGTACCAAATTGAGCTCGAACTGTTGGCCGTCCCCGAATCAAAGAATGAATTGTTCAACATGGTGTACAAGATTTTTGACGTTCTGTGCATCACCGCATAGCATTTTCAAATTCGCGAACAAGATTTGAGTTTACGGACGAGGTTGGCGAAGGTGACGCCCGCGACGCCTTGACCGCCTTGAGTGTATTGTACCAGTTTTTAGATTTCATCTTTTCAAAATTTGTATACGTGGCGTTGTTTTGCAGGAATGCCCTAGCGACCGCAAGTCGTTCGGCGCGCGTCAACGTGTTGAATTGGCGTGCACGCCCATTACGCGTAATGCGTCCGTTCAGTCCTTCGCTAAATGTATAGTGCCGACCGTTGACCGTGACGTTCGGCCCCCGATTGCTCGTCGGTGACGGCGAAGCACCCCGTTTGTTCTTTATCATGGCGAATATCTGGGCGGCCGAGCGGTTCTCGGACGCACCCGGTATGTTCATGTTTCGGGCGATCCGTACCAGTTGAGCGACCGTGTACCGAGAATATTGTTTTCCGTCGATTCGGTTACCGCTGACGTTATACACGCCGGCGACCCGGGTGGGACTCGCCGACCCGGTGATTCCGAAAATATTTTTGACGCGCTGTGGTACACGTACGCCCGCATTTTCGTACGCTTTAAGTACAGTCTTCTTCCCGGCCGCTTTGCCGGTCGGAATCTTGTAAAAGTACGGCTGTTTACCCGGCCCGGGACGAACGTAAAACCCGGGCCGGTTCGCATTCCAGTTCGGGGCGCGACGCGGCGGGCTCTTTTTCGGCGCGACGACTGAGCCGCCGGCCGCACCGCCAAACACGGCAAGTACATTTGCGGGCATGTTGACGCCGGCGTTTGCGTACGCCCGGAGCGCCTTTTGGTGGACCAGACTCATGTTTGCGACGACGGGATAGAATCGAGGGAGACCGTTCGGTCCCGGACGGACATACATTCCGGCGCGCGCATTTGCGTAACTGCGTGCGCGAGGATACCGGACGTTCAGCTTGGCGAGCCGTTGTGCGTTTTTATTTCTGGACGCGGTGGGCACCGCACGCATACGCGTCGCGGCCAGGGGCTCGTACACCGGGCGACCGGACGCATTTGTGAGTCGCCGACCGTTGAGTCCCGTGGCAACCTGACGCTTGAACATGTTCAGCGGGCCGACATACTGAATGATTCGGTGGATGACGATCGGTGCCGCCGAAAGGTTTTTAGTACCGCGTATGAGAACCGTTCCGTTTGTAAAAAATACGAGCGTCATCGCGGGACTCTTCCAATGGACGAACGCGCCCGACGAAAACAATTCAGGCTCGTTCGATATCGTGCCGACCGAACTCGGTACGTTACGCGCAAAGTGCCGAGCCATGTCGTCCAGAATAATTTTGTGATCGATATTCAGACGGCCGTCAACCTTGGTAAGTTTGACCGTGTTTGTGTTTACGCGCAGACCCGGGAAGAACCTCGCCACTTTGCGAAGAACCGGTTCGTACGTCGCTTGGCCCGACGTCGTGATGTGCATCGAACTGCTTTTGTGCAAGACGGCCGAGCCACCACCTTCCGTGCGAAAGTTCCAATGGGCGACTCCGGTCGGATCACCGACCAGTCCGTGCGTCCGCGTGAGGCGACACGTCGGCGGGTTTCCGATGAGGATGCGTCCTTCCACGGACGTGACACCGGCCGGCAAGGTGTCCGGCAGAGAAAACGCGCCCCACGGTACATAAAGAGTGACGGTCTTGGCCGTCGTGACCGGCTTGGTCATTTTGTACCCGTCTTCACTAAAGCGCGATTCGTTCGAAAACGCGGACGCCTTACGAGCCCTGAGCGCTCGCTGAATTTTCACAGCCGCGGCCGCGCGCGCATTCATATACTAGGTGTCGAGAGATTTTTACACATCGGAGACTATATCGCTCGTCGAAATGTCGAGACCGTAAATGACTGGCTGGGTCGTGTACGCATTTCCGCGATAGACGCACGTCTCGGTCCGAACCTCGATTTCGCGCCCGGAGAACGGACCGGCGTACGTATCCGGGTTGAAGCGACACTTGCCGAGCAAGTTTTCTTGACAGTGCTGATGGAACATCTGGACGAAAATCTTCTGCGGACAGAACAGCTCCGGGCCGTACAAAACCTTTTCGCCCGAGGACAAAAAGTGCTGTAGCGGGTTGGTGAGCATAGCCACCTGGTTCTGAACCGTCTTGAAATACTCCGGCAGGACGTTCCAGATATCCTGGTCGTTATACTTTTGGGCGTACTCGAGGTATGCCCGGACGCACTTGCACAAAATAGCCGGAATCTCGGCGTCGAGCTTCTCGTCGAGGTGCGGGTCCGCCTTTTGAACCTGGCGACCGAAATTCCACGTCACGAGACGGCGAAGCACCGACCCTGAATTATCACGATAGCCCGGAACCTCGTTACCGGCGAGAATACCCGGTACGTTCCACGTCATCGAAAGTGCCTTGTCATTCTTGCGCGCGATCGACACATCTTCACCCGAAACCATAGACTGAAACTCCGCCTGTTCGAGCGCCAGATCACCCTTGACCTCCGGCGAGATGAACATGAACCCGTCGTGGATCGACCAAAGCCCAAACTTCTTTTCGATATTATTCGAAAGGGTCCGAACATCCTCCGAATCGTAAAACTTTTTACAAACCTTGGTAATGAGCGTCGATTTACCCGAGCGCGCAATACCCTTGAGAAACGGAATCACTTGCCAGCCGTCGAGGACGTTCGTGTCGAAACACAGCCGCCCGATGAACACGTAGAGCCAACGGGAAACGTCGTCCGAGAACCGCTGGTAGGTCATGACGGTCTGCATGTGCGGCGTCGGAATATCGTACCAATCTTTGACCCCTTCGTAATGGTCAAACTCTTGGTCGAAAAACTTACAACTTACGATTGTCGGGTCGAGCGATTGACACTCGGGCGTATCGTACTTGTAAAATTTGGTCGTGTATTGTTCGTCGTTCCACTCACGCCCGACAAAGATACCGTTACGGAACGACCATACGTTACGATTCTTCTTGATTTCGGGAAATTGCATGTCGCGACAGTTGCTCAGATGTGTGATTGTGTCCCGGACGATCGACCCCTTGCTCGTCAGGTTACGCCACATATCATACTTGTCCTCCTTTTGGGTATAAAAATACACAAACTCCTTCACCTCCATCACGGGCCGCCACGCCTTCGTCAGGTGGCCGTCGGACGTCTCAATCTGTTTACAGCACTGACCCTTGTACCGACGCATCTTCATAATGTACGTCTGGTTCAGGAGGTACAGGAGCAGGCACTGAAACGGACTCGGTTGATCCTCCTCTTCGCCGGCCGTCTCGATCGTCTTACACCGGAAGAGCGACGACTCCATGTCGCCCTGGAGCGGCGCCGTACACGTCGGGTGGTTAATACGCTCGAACGAACGAACGTACCGGAAAATGATTTCGTAAGCATCGTCGGCCGATTCAATCAGGCGCATCATACGGAATGCGACCCGGAATTCATCGCCGTTCACATCGATGGTCGGGCGATCTTTGATACCAAGTTGGCTGGAGCGATGGTACAGCTCGGAAAAAAGGTTTACCAGGCGACGTTTTTGTTCAAGAATTCGGTCGAGATCGACATTTTGGGGCATGCCGTTCGCATCTAGTTCATCATCCCGGAAGAATTGGCGGAACCCGCTGGTGAGTGGCAGAAACCGATCACCCTTACAGGTCAGACCCATCTTTTCCTCGAGTTGTCCGATGAATGCTTCCAGGCGATCCGCCGTGAGCTCACTCACTTCGGAACGCAAAACTTCCATTCGAATTTCATGATCGTGACCGGGCGCCTGCTCACGATCGATAGTATGTACTTGGTCCATTGGTAGTACAGGGCGAGAAATTTTTAAGCCGTCGGGCCTGGGGCCTTGGCCGCCGACAGGACAGACAGCATCTTCACCAGAATCATATTCTGTTTCTCGAGGTGTTTGGCGATAACCTCGGTCGCCGACGCAAGTTTATCCAGGACGGACGTGATGGTCTCGCCCTCGTCGGTCGTCAGGAGAGTCACCAGGGCATCCTCATCGCCACCCTCGAAATCCATCTCCTCGTCACCCAGCTCCTCATCCTCGGGAATGCGAGAGTCGGCCATATGTACTTTATGTGGCGATAAAGTCTTTATCAGGTTGACGCGCCTGAATTATTTTCTTGCCGTATACTAAAATGGCTGGCGGACTCATGCAACTCGTGGCTTACGGCGCACAGGACGTGTACCTGACCGGTACGCCCAAGGTGACCTTCTTCCAGGCTGTGTACAAGCGCCACACCAACTTCGCGATGGAGCTGATCCAGCAGACGACCAACGGTTCCCCGGCGGCGTCCGGCCGCGTGTCCGTGACCATCGCCCGCAACGGCGACCTGGTCGGCAACATGCACGTGGCTCTGCAGCCCACGACCCTGGTGCCCACCTCCAACAACACTGGCTATGACACCAACTGGATCGCCGAGCGTGCCATTGCGGCCGTCGAGCTGACCATCGGCGGTCAGCGCATCGACAAGCACTACCAGACCTGGTGGCGCCTGTACTCCGAGCTGTTCCTGAACGAGGCGGACAAACTCGCCTGGGCCAAGATGACCACGGCGTGCAACGCCACCATCACCTCCACGCCCAACAACCGCGTGTACCTGCCGCTGCTGTTCTTCTTCAACCGTAACCCGGGTCTGTACCTGCCCCTGATTGCTCTGCAGTACCACGAGGTCCGTCTGGATTTCGACCTGACGACCTACTACGACAAGTACTTCGGCACGAACAACGCCTTCGAGGTCTGGGCCAACTACATCTACCTGGACACGGAGGAGCGTCGCCGCTTCGCCCAGAAGGGTCACGAGTACCTGATCGAGCAGGTGCAGCACACCGGCGGCGATTCCGTCACCGCCACCAACTCTACGCAGCTGATCCGTCTGTCCTTCAACCACCCGGTGAAGGAGCTGATCTGGTGCTACGCCAACCCCAACTTCACCACGTCCGCCCAGCTGAACCACATGTGGAACTTCACGTCGAACACCGATGCGGTGTGCATGTCGTCTAACGTCCAGGCCTTCTCCGCATCCAACAACTGGATCCCGCCCCACATGGCCGGCGCGCCCCTGATGGTGAACGGCGGCTCGACCACGCTCGGTCTGACGTCCATCACCGCCAACTCCTACTGGGTGGAGGATGGTCTGACTGTCCTGTCCGCTGGCCTCAACGCCCCCGGTCGGTCTGTGGGCCCCCTGGACATGTTCAAGGTTGTGCTTAACGGCCAGGACCGCTTCAAGGAGCAGAACGGCAAGTACTTCAACCAGGTTCAGCCGTTCTACCACCACACCGGTACCCCGTACCCGGGTGTGTACTCCTACTCCTTCGCTCTGCAGCCGGAGGAGCACCAGCCGACCGGCACGTGCAACTTCTCCCGTATCGACAACGCCCAGGTGTCTGTCGTGCTGAAGGGTGCCACCGACACGACGCAGCAGAAGCTGTTCGCCGTCAACTACAACGTGCTGCGCATTCAGTCCGGTATGGGTGGCCTCGCCTTCTCCAACTAGACACACACCAAAAACAAAAACAAAAACACAAAAAAACAACAAGAATGTCCAGATTCCTGTTGTTTTTTTCTCTCGCCGTATACTAAAATGGCTGGCGGACTCATGCAACTCGTAGCGTACGGCGCACAGGACGTGTACCTGACCGGCACGCCCAAGGTGACCTTCTTCCAGGCTGTGTACAAGCGCCACACCAACTTCGCGATGGAGCTGATCCAGCAGACGACGTCCGGTACCGTAGGTAACGGCGGTCGCGTATCCATCACGATTGCGCGTAACGGCGACCTGGTCGGTAACATGCACGTGGCTCTGCAGCCGCTTGTGCCGTCAGCCACCATGGTACTGACGTCCACCAACTCTGCATTCGACACCAACTGGGTCGCCGAGCGCGCCATTGCGGCCGTCGAGCTGACCATCGGCGGTCAGCGCATCGACAAGCACTACCAGACCTGGTGGCGCCTGTACTCCGAGCTGTTCCTGAACGAGTCGGACAAGATTGCCTGGGGCAAGATGACGTCACAGTCCAACCCGAACCCGACACAGTCGTCCGTGCCCAAGGTGTACCTGCCGCTGCTGTTCTTCTTCAACCGTAACCCGGGTCTGTACCTGCCTCTGATTGCGCTGCAGTACCACGAGGTGCGCCTGGATTTCGACCTGACCCAGTACTACTCCAACTATTTCAGCGCTTCGACCGCATTCGAGGTCTGGGCCAACTATATCTTCCTGGACACGGAGGAGCGTCGTCGCTTCGCCCAGAAGGGTCACGAGTACCTGATCGAGCAGCTACAGCACACCGGTGGTGATACCCTGACGTCCACTGGGTCGTCCGAGGGCGCCGTCCAGACCGTCCGTCTGACCTTCAACCACCCGGTGAAGGAGCTGATCTGGTGCTACCAGAACCCGACCGCGGCCGCCATCGGTGCCACGCAGCTGAACGGTATGTGGAACTTCTGCTCGTCGACGCAGAACGTGAACGTGACGTGCGATCCCACCAAGCTGTCTCTGTCCGGCTCCCTGAAGGCACACGAGACCGGTGCACCGCGCCTGTATGTGCCGGGCGGCTTCGCCCCGGGCTCGAATGTCGCACCGGTCGTCGTGTCCAATGTGCAGACCGCGGCTGCCCTGACCGGCAACGTGTTCTGGACCGAGGAGGGTACCCAGTTTGCGACGACCAACCAGGCATACGGTCTGGAGGTTGGCCCGCTGCACCTGTTCAAGGTTGTGCTCAACGGCCAGGACCGCTTCAAGGAGCAGTCCGGCAAGTACTTCAACCAGGTTCAGCCGTTCTACCACCACACCGGTACCCCGTACCCGGGCGTGTACGTGTATTCTTTCGCGCTCCAGCCCGAGGAGCACCAGCCGACCGGTACGTGCAACTTCTCTCGTATCGACAACGCATCCCTTAACGTACAGCTCAAGTCGAGCGTCGCGACCACCTCCCAGAAGATGTTCGCCATCAACTACAACGTTCTGCGTATCGCCTCCGGTATGGGCGGCCTAGCATTCTCCAACTAGAGTCTTCTTTTTTGTGTCAAGTTCCTTCTGTTCGCTTTTGGCCAGCGTGCTCGTGTCGCCCGTTTGGAGCGCACGTACTTCCGGACCGGAGAAGACCACGGCGTCGAGTACGTAATCCTGGAATGCTTCGCAGGCCAGGGGCACAATCGACTTGAGGATCTCGAGGATGGACTGTGCCGGTTCGCGAATTTCAGGTTGGGCACCGGGGCTAATACGGAGTTTCAAAAAATGGAAAAGGTTGTGCAAGTTTAGTTTCCAGTAAAATTCAGTAAATGTACTTTGGGGGAGATGGGCGCGCGCAAGTTCGCGCGCGACACCCCGTCGTACGAGTTCATCGTACGTATGAAATGCAAGATCGCAAGACGCCTTTTGTTTCAGACGTAATAGCTCCTCGGTGATAACTTCACCGGACGACCCTTGACCGGCCGTTTTGCTCTGGGCCCGAAGTTCGGACGGTACGAAAAAATCATCCTTGACGATCGAGTACCGCGCCGAGACTTCATTCACAGATGCGGTCCGGTGACGAAGCCATTGACGGGCGACAAAAATAGGAACACGGACGTGAAACTTGAATTCGACCATCTCGAACGGCGACGAGTGTTGATGACGCATGAGGTACCGAATCAGCGCACGGTCGTCGCTTACGGTCTTTGTGCCCGGTCCGTAGGACACGCGCGCAGCCTGAACGATAGATGCGTCGTCGCCCATATGGTCTACCAGGCGAACGAAAGAGGAGGCCATTTCTTGTTCATATGACGGCCGCATACTTTATTTGTTGTCTGGTAGTAAATGACGACCACGACCCTACAGAAGATACTCATGGCCGTCATCATCTTCGCGGCTGCCTGGTTCGCCCTTCGGTACCGCCAGAGTAATTACGAGCCGCCCGAATCGACCGTGACCGTGACTCCGCCTCCGGCGATTCAGGGTGCCCCGAGCGGCGATCAGCCCGCGGCAATCGCGCCGGCGCCGGCGGCACCAGAGGCTCCTGCCCCGATGGCGGCACCCCAGGTTCCAACGCAATTTATGTCTGAAGAGATTGGGGGTATAGGCGCATTCAATACCATCGCGGGCGAGACGATGTTTGACTTTGATCCGGCCCCGCCCATGACCGCGGCTCCACCCGCAGAGGCCCCGATGGCTCCTCCGCCCGCGGCCCCAGAGGCCCCGCCGATGGCTCCTCCGCCCGCGGCCCCAGAGGCCACCCCGATGGCTCCTCCGCCCGCAGAGGCCCCGATGCCACCTCCCGCGACACCAGAGGTCCCGCCAGCGACCACCGGGACTGAAATGTACATGGCGCCGCCGCCCGAGCACTCACTGGACGGCGAGATCGAGATGTACACTCGTTCGGGCTACGCCGAAATTTAATCGCGTCCTCTTGTATAAATGAACTCGCCCACGACCAAGGCCCAGCACGAACAGCTTAAACAGCGCCTAAACAGATTGACGCATGCTAGCAAGGCTTTTAATAAAGCACAGCGCACGGCGAATTCGCTCCGGCGCCAGTTTCACCGCGCGGCATTTCTCGCTCTGTACGGCCGTAACGAGAATAGAAACTCTCTGACGAACCAAGAACGCGCCGGCCTTCGTAATATGATTCGGCACGCCCGGCGCGTATTTATGACGAAGCGCGTTCTGTCCAGAACTCTCAACCCTAACACGGCGTACAAAATCATGAACACTATTTAAAACACACGACCGCTGACATATAAATGGAGAAGCGATTTGCGCTCCGGCTCAAACTTCACAAGGTCAAGGGGAGTGTCGTACACCACTGCGCTTTGTTCCAGCGGGTCCTCGCCGCACAGGGTACGGCGGCCCGGGTCGTCAAGGGTGTTTGTGTCGTTCCGCAGACTCGTGAAATTTGTGAACATTTTTGGGTCCAGAGCGACAAGGAAGGTCTCGACTTTGATATCGGGTACGAGGTCGGGTGTCTGAATTCACCAGAGCTCGCGTCCGTCGAGACGGTTCTTCTACCAGAAGCACCCGAAGGGTTCACGAAGCCGGATACCGATCCGGAAAACCTTCGTCTCTTCGAGCTTTACCAAACGGATCCGAAAACCTTCTGGGCGGAAGCACCAGTCGAGGTCCGCAATTTTAATGTCAACTCAAAGTAAATGGCCGTCGTTGATCGTAACCTATTCGTCATTCTGGCAGCCGCCGTCCTGTTCACCAACTCGATCCGCGAGATGTACCGCAGCGGTAAACAGTGGTCGACCCGATTCATGACCATTTTTCAGATCGTGCTCGCATTCGCCCTTATGATGTTTCTGAGATCTGGTTAAAAAAAAATAAGCACCCACAGTAAATGAACTCTACGGTGAACAACAACAGCACGAAGTTTATGCGGGCGGCTCTGGGCGGCCTCCTTCTCGTCCTGTTCATGTCCGGTATCTTTATGGTGGTCGAACAGTCGCCGACGTCGAAGGACGGCCAGCCTCCGGCCGAGTCAAACAAGAAATGGTTCGGCACGGCGTACATCATTCTGGCCGGTCTTCTCGGTATCTACTACGCCTTCAAGAATATTGCCGGGAACAACAGCGGCTACTGAGTCGACATCGTCTGTGAAAGCGCCCGAAACACATCAGGCGTGTTACACGTGTCAAACCCAATCGTGTGATTGATACCAAGCTTGCGTGCAGTCAGAACCACATCCTGGTTCGCTCCAAGGTATACAAAGGACCAATTGTCCCGTACTTGGCGCGACTCGACCAGATCTTTGATATGTTCGGACGTGTACTTGATGGACGTGTTTTCGTCGCCGTCCGTCAGAATGATAACCACCGTGTCTCGGGGCAGATCGAGTTTCAGAATCCGACCCATTGCATCCAGGAGAGACGTCGACCCGCGCGGCTCGAATGTACTGGTTGTCAGCGGCGTCACATCGTCGATCGGCACACTTTCGTACACGGTCAAAAACTGATGGTCAAATTGGTAGAGTGACATGGTTCCTCCGAGCGGCTTTTGACTCTCGACGAACGAATTGTACCCACCGATCGTATCGTCGCGGCACACCTCCATCGAGCCTGAACGGTCGAGCAGAAATACGCGCGTCGTCATTGTTATACTGTACATTGTCGCCAGTCGTTTAAGACATAAAAAAAATGTACGTCTTCCCTAGAAGTCCCCGCACTTCTGGATGGTATATATCGTAGACCTGAATTCTGTCCACCGGGCGCACGGTCTATGGACCCAGATGTTCCCGACCGTCAGGCCATACTATGCCGTAAAGTGTTGTCCGGACCCCATGGTGGTTCGGACGCTATTTGAGTGTGGCGCCGCATTTGATTGCGCGAGTCCGGCCGAGGTCGATATGGTCAAGGACAAGTCGCGAATCATCTACGCCAATCCGTGTAAACGTCCCGAAGATATCGAGTACGTTCGTGGATGTGGCGTCCGTCGGACGACGTTCGATAGTGTCTGTGAACTTGAAAAATTGGGCGCAGGGTACTGGGACCTGATCATGCGCATCAAGGCGGATGATCCAATGGCTCGGTGTCCCATGGGGAACAAATTTGGTGCCGACGAGTCCGACTGGGCCGAACTCGCACAAGTTGCACCGCCCGGATCCATCAAGGGGGTTAGTTTTCATGTCGGGTCTTTTGCAGGTTCGGCCGATGCGCACGCACTCGCAATTGCAAAAGCCCGTCGGGCATTTACGTTACTCGAATCGTTTGGGCACACGCCAACCGTTCTCGATATCGGAGGTGGATTTTCGTCCGAAAATCTCGAAACAATTTTACCAGTTTCCGCAGCGATTAATGTCGCCCTCGTAGCGAATGGGTTTGGCACGAGCGAGGTTATCGCCGAACCCGGGCGTTTTTTCGTCGAACACGCCATCGAACTTCACACAAAGGTTGTTGGTCTGAAGCCCGGGTGTGTCACCGTAGACGATTCTCTCTACGGTGCATTCAACTGCGTCGTCATGGACCACGCACGTCCGGTCCCTCGTGTCACCGGACCGAGCGAACTACGTACGGTGTTTGGGTGTACGTGCGACGGCGCAGATGTCATCGGCGAGGCTCTTTGTGTACCGGCCGGACTCAAGGTTGGTGACGTTGTCACGTGGCCACGCATGGGCGCATATACGCTCGCGGCCGTCACGTCGTTCAACGGTCTGCCGTTTGATCGGCGTCAGCGCGTATACATCGGAGCCAGCTACGCGGTCGAGAAAGTTTAGAAAATTCATCAATCGTGTACCGGTCACCCATAGACTTGTTACACTTTGAACAAATCGGACGCAGATTAGACAGTTGGGTCGCACCGCCTTTACTTTCGGGTACGTTGTGGCCCGATTCAAAGTTAAACACGGTCATTATGTTTTCGCACCACGCGACGAGACACTTGCGCTTGAACCGCTCGCCGCAATAAAAGAGCCATACTTGTTCCCGGAGGGCCAAAGGAATCTTCGCCTTCATGCCATACAATTGCACGTCGGCTTTACTACTGGGACACAAACAAACTTGTGTGCTAGTCCTCCTGTGACAATCAGGACCGCGAGCGTCAACCAAAAGTTGAGTCCGGTGACCCATGTGACGCTGGCCGCGAGAGCGACGGCCGCGACCGTATCGACGACCGGAATATCCAAGACGGGAATACGCACACCGCGCGGTTTGCAAAAGGCCATTTCTACTTGGGGCGTGATAAAATAATCATGAGTATGAACGCGACGGCGAGGCCCGCCACGAGAATGACCATCCGGTCCTTGTCTTGGCGGCGTTCGCAGCGCGTCGACCAGTACCCGAGCGCTTGCTCGTAACTCACGGTCGGTTTGTTGATTTGGTCGTTGACCAGGTTGTGTATGTCGACCGTCCACCTGAAAAGGTCAGACGTGTCGACCGGCATGGTTTCCATGTTTTCTTTAAGGTGACGGCCGCACATGGCACACGGAAGAATGTCCGGCAGGGACTCGAAAAACTTGACGTACGCCTGAGCTTTTTCGGGGTCGAGATCGTCCGGGGCGCTCAGGGCTGTCATGTGTACGACCGACCAAAAATATGGTCCAAAGACCGTCGGACAAATCTTCATCCTCTGGTACTGTCCGCGATATTTAGTTTTAAAGTAACGACGCGTCTGATCACTAATGCCGTCGTTGTTTCTGAGTACGCCGTGCTACGGCGGCGTGTGTCTCCAGGCGTATGCCGAATCGGTTCTGAGTTTGCAGCGTTTGTGCGCCCAGAGCGGTGTCCAACTCATGCTCGACACGACCGAGAACGAATCGCTCGTCCATCGGGCCCGTAACTTGTCCGTCGCGCGATTCATGCAAAAGACCCAAGCGGACTATTTCTTGTTTGTCGACGCGGACGTTCATTTTCAGGCTGAATCGGTCCTGCGTCTGGTCGCCTCCGGTCACGACATTTCGTGTGCCGTCTACCCGAAGAAGGTTGTCATGTGGGATCAGGCTGAAAAGGCTGTTCAGGCCGGTGATACCCGCGACCTGAACAAACTCGCGAGCTCGCTCGTCATGAATTTTAAATACCAAAATACCCAAGTCATAAACGGGTTTGCCGAAGTGCTCGACGGTCCGACCGGGTTTCTGTGTATTAAAAGGTCTGTGTTTACACGTATGTTCGAGCGGTACCCCGAACTCAATTGTGTCAACGACCACCAGAACAAAGACCTCGATACGTACTGTGCCGTCTTTGATTGTATGATCGACCCTGTGTCCCGCCGGTACCTTTCGGAGGACTATGCATTTTGTCGCCGCTGGCAACAGATGGACGGCAAGATTTACGCCGATGTACAGACGACGCTCGGTCACGTCGGAAACATTAGGTTTTCGGGCCAACTTGAAGAAACTCTTCGCGCGTAATGTTTTCGCGCAGATTTACAATCGTTCGTAGGAACGTCCGTCGGTTATTCGGATACGTCTTGTCCGTTCGGACCTTTACGGGCGTCCATCCGAGCTCGCCATATTCACACTCGACGATCGTATCGTCCGGGAACGTCTGTCGGCTCTGCCATGCGCACTCGCGTATAAGTTGACCGCGTTCCTGAATGTACAGATCTGTGCCCCGGACCAGGAAATCAATCGTGATACGGTCACGCGGTTTCCATTTAAACATAGTTTCGTGTGTCCCGGTCCGGACCGGCTCTTCGACGGGCGTAAATACGAGACCGTCAGTCTCGTACGGAAACTCGGTCGGGAAGCTACCAAAATCTTCGAGCCGGACCATATTCTTTACGGCGAGTCCGAAGGGGCTTTTGGGTGTCCGGACGATCGACCGAATCACGGCCCGGGCCTTGTCCAGCCGGGCCGTGAGTGTCATTTGGGTCACGTTTTCGTCCCGGACGAGGACCGCATCGTGAATCACAAAAAGGGGTCGGCCGTCGCGACACGTCACGAGGTCCCCATCTAGAATTGTTCCACGTGGCAGATTCAGTGCGACGTGGGTCACTTCGAACGCGCGATTCACGAGCGCCACCTTTTTATCGGCGTCGGACACGAGAAGGTGACGCACGCCGTCCGTCTTTTCACAGACGACGTACGGTTGTTGGCCCAGGGCCGCAAAATGCTTACGTTCGATCGATACGGGTTGCGGCCCCGGGAAGTTTGGTCCGGTGACGCCAAACGCGGCCCGAAGCCAAGACTCCATCTTTACTTAGTCAATTGGACGCCCTGTGTCTCTAAGATGTTTCCGACGCACTCGTGAATGTAGTGACACACGACGCGTGCTTGGGTCGCCGCCCCAATCTTGATTCCTTGGCGTCTGAGAGTATCGAACATTTCACCGGCGTCTTCCGTCGGTAACTTAACCTGGATTTTTTCACCTCGGAGTTTTTTGTCAACCGGTTTGGAATCCATCGCCCATACGCGCGCCGATGTACTCGTCACTTCGTACAGACCGTCGGCCAACTTCTTACCGACCTCGGTATCGAACGTGAGTCCGCGCTGGGCCGCAGGTTCCTTCGAGCCCGCGAGCGTCTTTTTGCGGAACAGGTCCCAGTCGATACCTTCTTTGACCGAAGGGCACACGAGAACCTTGACGTCCTTCTCGAACGGGGCACATATACGTACGATGGTTTGTTCGTCGAGGTTCGTTCCGTAGTCAAACCAGATGATTCGTTCGCCCGTCTTGATCAGTTTGGTCAGACCGGACATGTCTGTGACGAAATGGAGATCGAGGTGAATCCCCTTGGACATGGCGTACATGTGAATATTCATGAGACTGTGGAGGGTCGTCACCGATATCGATTTGTTCCGCGTGACGATACACACGTGCATCCTTCTTCTTTATCAACGACCGAGGCTTTTATATATCTTCGTTCCACACGACAGAAACACCTACGGTCGGCGTACCCTCTGACACGTACGCGACGATACTCGTCACGTCCCCGGGGTATATTGAAATCTCATACGGTGTAATGTCTATGACTTGCGCACCACCTATATTCACCGTCGTCGTGTACATGACCGTTCCGCCCGTCACCGTAAATCCATTTACATTACTACTCATGACCGATTGACCCGATGTAATTGTCGAGCCGTTATTAGCCGTGCTCCCACTGATGGGTACCAGTGATGTAACAGCCGTTGTCGGATTACGAATTACACGCAGGTTGACACACCCTTTTGCGGTACCGCCTATATTCGCCGAAATTGCAATCTGGCGTAGATGAACAATAGCATAGTTTGTGGTCCCGTTGTACGAAGAGGCGTTACGCAAAGAAATTATAGATGTCTGGGTCGTAGCTGCCACAGATGCATTGATCGAATCGACGGAATATCTCGGGCCGAGAAAAACACGCGGACCTTCGAGGAATTGACCCACGGATGCCGACTTCAAAACAATGGCGGTCGTGTTTGTTGTGTTTCGTGATTCGAACGATACGGGCATGGATGGATTTCGGAAATTTGGTGCCGTGAGTGTTCCGGCGTTTCGAACCATATGAACAAGAACCCATTTGCCCGTAAAGTCATTCAGGACATAGTAAAATATGTTCCCGCCGCCGAGATATTGAAACTTAACCTGGTATACGTTTAGGCGCGCCGGATTTATAACTTTACCAGATGCCGTCCCGCCGAGCATAGTATCGTAATTCCATTGGGCCTGTGGTATCCATGTATCTGTTCCGTTGTGTCTGTAGAGCGCCCCGAACGATGTTCCGTTGTAGCCGAACCCGACGCCGTCGACGCCGTCACCCATGACACCTGCAATCTGGGTCGATCCGGCTATACCAGTTGTGAACAGAGCCGTGAATCTTGATTTGGATCCTTGACCGGGTCGATATTTTACATAGTTTCGGGTCGTAAGCGTCGCGACCGAATTTACTTGTGTCCCGGTCGTAAGCACGGCCATACCGGTATCACTTGTTACGGTCGCGCCGTTCGACGTTGTGTTACTCGTGAGTTGTGTATTTATTCCGTAGACAAAATCAACTTGACACGTCGGTGTATTGTCGGCCGTGTTTATTTCTCCAAATGCGGCCGACGGTTCGGCTAGATTTACTACGAGTGAATTTTCACCGTTCGTCGCAACCGGTTCGTACACACCGCCGCCGACAGTTTTGCCCCATATGATCGAACGGGTATTGAGTACGTCCGAATAGTCGGTAGGTGTTTGTGCGTATCGGGTCGTCGTCTGGGCGATACGCGCCTGGGGATGGAATATAGATTGGATCGTCATACTCGATTGCTGGACGGCGTCGTTTACGTACTGGACCCGAAAGTATTGGGCGGCCGTAGTCACATCGAGCGTAAATCCATCGGCATTTATATAATTCACAGCCGTGACCGTGTTTGACAATATGACTGGAAAACTCGCCGCATTTGAAAATTGGACGAGTACATTTCCGGTGGCGTTCGTCGGCTGGATACGAAAGGCTATGCTCAGGGATGCATATTGACTCACGTCCTCGGCCGCGCCGGTGAAACTCGCACCGGGGTCGAGCGGTGTCGTCGTCGAATTTACAGACGATACAATTGCGGTCGCGACCGGAATGTATGTCATCGCTCTTTATATAATCGACCAAAATGTTCCGGTCCATAGAACGGACAAGGACATATAACTCTGGGTCATGATGACGGGTCCCGGGCCGTCTATGGGTCCCGTGACCGTGACACGATACGCCGGATTTGATGTCACGAGCCCGGACTCATCCTTTATGATGTAGATTTTACCGGCGATAGCGCCTGATGGTAAAGTCACCGTAATGCCTGGGCCGTTCACGCCTATGTAATAGTCTGTCGGTAGGACCACGTACGACTCGTCCTTGCCGGTAACAATCGGCACGATGCTCGGCCATTGGACTGGCGCACCGCCCGACCGCGTAAAACTCATCTCTACTCTGTACTCACAAAAAACCTAGCGGAACGGCGGACCGGTAATCCACGTCACGAGCGAACACCGTTTCCCGTGAGTCACGGGCGTGACTCGGTGACGGAGATAACTCGGGAAAATAACCATCGACCCTTGGTCCTTCTCGGAAATGACTTGGCGATCGCCGTCGAGCGAAAATTGAAGTTCACCACCCTCGTACTCGGACGGGTCCGTAAGTTGGATACTGACTGACAATTTACGGCCGCAATTCAGAGTTCCGTTCCCGATATCAAAGTGCCAATCGTACCGACCGTCGTACTCTTGTTCGTACTCTGTATACTGGAGATTTTCAGTCAGACTCGAAATATCAAAGTTGAAAAAGTCTTTGTTCGCCCGGGCGACCAGTTCCATAATTTTATGGTACAGATCACCCCACTGGTCCGTCTTCGGAATCCAGAATATACGACTCTTACGAACGTCCGATTGGGTACCGTCCTCGGTGAGTCCAGGCCCGACATCGAACTTCGCCTTGGTCAGAAATTGACACTCGTCGGCGCTGAATGCGTTTTTGAACAGGTAATAATTCAAAAGGTTCGGGTTCGACCGCGCGAACATCAAGGTCAGTGGTTGCTGTTGCTGAACTGGTGTCTGTGCGTCGTGGACATAGTCTTTGTACGGACCGGCCGCATCGACATAGTGTAAAAAAACCTGAATGTATTCGTCGCCGTCGAACGGCCCGCGCGAGTGTTCAATTTCGCACCCTTTATACAAAACGCCATCGCCGACGTTTTGTACAATTGATTTTTTGCCCATGAAGATCGGCCACGGGTGAGTTTGGGACAGGTTGAGCGTCACGGAATATTCACACGACGGTCGGTCTTTGTGTGGTTTGAGATCGTTCCCGCGGCGGTACACGCGCGCGTACGAATACGTCGGTCTGAGTTCGCGTCCGGCCTCCTTTGAGACCCGGGCACACAAAAGACCCAAGAGCGTATTCGTGACCGGGAGACCATAGTGTGCCGCGCTCCCCGGAACTTGTGGGTCGTCGCGACCTTGGGGTTGCTTACGTATGATTTCGGCTACGCGCGCACACTCGTCCGGACCCAGAATCAATTTCACGGACCGGTACAACATTAAGTGAACTAGCCTGGATGTCTTTAAAAAACAAAAATACGAACTTCGCCGCGTCCGCCTTGACCGCCAATAGCATTTGGGTTAGCACCAGCTCCAGTTGGCGGACTCCCGCCTCCACCTCCTCCCCCACCACGTACACCACCGGTCTGACCCGGCTGATCAAATAACCCGCCTAGCCCCCCTATACCGCCATATATACTCGGTGGGTTAAGATAAGCAGGTCCAGGACCAAGTGTAGGTGCCCTAGCACCGGACATACCACCAGCACCTCCGAAAATTGCAGGCCCGCCGGGGTTTGCGGGTGATGGAAACCCGTTCTCACCTGCACCTCCTCCTCCGCCACAGAATATATTATTACCGACGGCGGTCCCGATATTATTTAAAGGCGCCGCGGGACTACTTCCGAATGTTCTCGGTCCAAGCATACCGGCGCCTATCCCGCCCTGGACGGCGGTATTTGAAGAACCACCTTCACCGCCGTAAGCACGTATGAATGCGACCGATGAATCGTTCGTCAGAGAGACGTTCGATTGACCTCCGAGGCCACCTGCACCTGTCGGTACTGTGCCTCCTGCACCTCCGACGCCTACGAAAACATAGGCCACCGGTGCGTTGAAAAAATTGATCGGGAACGTATTCGAGGCGTACGAACCACCACCACCACCGGTACCTGAATAATTTGGTGTAAGTGCTGCACCACCCCCACCTCCGCCTGCACCCCAACACTCGATCATGACACTCGTCCCGAATGCCGGTTTGATCCATTGGCCCGGTGTGGAGAATATTTGAACGTTCGCGGTGTTGGAGACACTCTGGAACAGGGATGCCTGGATGGTACTCTGGCCGGCGTACACGGTTTCGCTCATTCCTACTAGAGTATCAATAAGTTGTTATACGGACGAGACCGGCAGCACCGGCGCCCCCCCCGTTGTAAAAAGGGGATATACCCTGTGATTGACTGCCACCGCCTCCGCCGCCGCCCGGTAATGTACCATTACCTGCTTGTCGTACGTTTGGCCCGACTGCACCGACGCCGCCACTCCCCCCAAAAACTGAAACACCTCCCGCCGCCACAAATGGATACCCAGCACCACCCCCGCCACCACCGTATATGCTACTACCAGCATTACTACCGCCGCCGCCGCCGCCGTATATTGTACCGCCGGTGTTGTTTCCACCGCCGCCGCCATTTCCTGCGACATTTTCTGCCGCCCCCGCTGATAAAACACCGCCACCGCCACCGGTACCGTTCGGAGTAGTACCGACGCCGCCGCCGCCGCCGCCGTATGCTATGATACTGGACGATGGTGGGAATGTTATAACCGAATTTCCTCCAGGGGTACCCGCTTGTCTTACGACTGAGGTTGTCATGGGTGGACCCCCTTGACCGCCGAGCCCGACAGTAATTGGTAACGGTCCCGTTATTGGGAACTTTGTCGGGCTCGTAAGTGGGTCCCACCAATATTCGACGTATGCACCTCCGCCTCCCGCAAAACCACTTAAAGATGGATTACTTCCACCTGACCCGCCGCCGCCGCCGCCACCCCACGCCTCGAACCGTACGACCGTAAAATTCGAAGGTCTGATCCACGTTCCAGGTGTTGTGAACACCTGGACGTTCGACGTGGTTGTCGCGCCTGTAAACGTTCCTAGGAGTACCTGGTTCTCGTAGATTGTTTCGCTCATCTACTACTCTAGTACACGATAATTCGAACTCGGCCCGGGGCGCCGCGCCCGCCTGCTATGGTTCCCGGTGATCTACCGCCGCCGCCCCCACCGCCGGGGTACCCTCCGTCAATTGCAGGTGTTATTGCGCCCGTAGTCGAAATACCAACACCGCCATCTCCCGCAAATAAACTCGGAATTCCGGTACCAGTTATACTATTACCACCACCGGACCCACCGTATGCCGAATATGAGGGACCAGAAGCTACCGTTCCCGTGCGAGCCGGTACGCCAACCCCGCCAGTGAAAATATTACTAGGAACAGCACCATATGAAAGTCCACCGATGCCACCTATACCCCCGGTTGTTGTGGACTGGGAAGCTGTAGCCCCTCCGCCTGTTATTGATCCATACAAGGGACTGAATGGACCGAATGTTGATGCTGTACCGACCGCGAACGAGGCGCCTCCTCCGCCTACCGAAACTGCAACCGTAGGCGAGAGTTCCGTAAGTGGAATTGTCCCAAATGCATATCCTCCACCCGATCCACCAACCCCTCGACCATAAACACCCGTCGTCGTTCCGAAATGCGTATTTGCTAAAGTCAGTGTATACCCAACGACGGGTGTAACCGTCGGTACTATATTTGTTCCGTTCATTTGTACGGTAATCATTTTCTGTGTAGTATCCACGAACGATATTGTATTTGACGTAAATGTAGACCCTGCATTAACCGAAATACCTAAACCTGCTATCTGTGCACCCGTGAGTACAGTCGATTGATCGGCAGTTGTTATCGTCATATCATTTCCCATATACACTGTAATGAGTGGACCCACCGTGGAGTTTAGGGTATTTGTTCCACCGGCGCCGCCTCCGACACACTCGATACGCGCAAACGTACCTGTACTCAGGGGCGGTCTGACCCACGTATATGATGCACTACCAGGTCCAGTCGGGCCGTGAAACACCTGGACGTTCGCGGTCGGTGAATTGTAGCCCGCAAACGACCCAATTGTTGTTTCGCCGGTATATACCGTTTCGTACCCTTGGGGTGCGCCTTGTGTCAAGTACCTGATCATAACAACACCGGGACCGCCGGCACCTCCTACAAATGGGGCACTACCGTTACCATTTCCGCCACCGCCATTACCTGTCATCGATACACCGTTCGCACTATCGGTCGCCAACCCACCCGCGCCATATACGTTTGTGCTTATAGCGGGATACGAAATTCCTGCGCCGCCGACTAGACCCGCGCCAGATGAACCCGCGCCACCACCGGCTCCGCCGGCCGGAGACGACCCACCTGCACCGGAATTACCCTGACCGTATATTCCAGGTGTACTAGCCGGGACCTGTCTTCCGCCTCCTCCACCCGACCCACCAAATAACCCACCTTGATTAAAACACCCCCCTCCTCCCCCACCGAATGAAACAATTTCCATAAATTGGGACGGGTTTCCGTTTGTACCTCTGGTAACGGGACCTGTTCCACCTGTTCCACCTGTGCCTACCTTGACTGTATACGTACCTCCGGCGCGTATATTATAATTTGGAAAGTATTGAACGCCACCACCGCCAGCGCCTGCGCCACCAAATGATCCGCCACCGGACCCACCGCCGCCACCGCCAGCGACGACGAGAACATCTGCGACGCCCGGGCGCGTACACGTGAACGTCCCCGGGGACGTGAATGTGTGTATCGTGTAGCCGTCGCCGTCCGTCGTAACGTTCGAACTCGTGCCGACGGCATACGTTTTCGGGCCAGTCGGGTCGCCGAACGACAGGTAGACGGACGAGACTTCTGTGGAGGTCAGTGCGCGGTCGTATACGCGAAAGTCGTCCAGACCCGTATCGGCCGACGCGGTCGTCGTCGACCCCATGACGAGGTTGGACAGAAGACTTGACGGCTGCGTGAATGCATTACTGCTCGTCTGTAACGTGCCGTTGATATAATAGGACGCGAACACGTTTCCGACGATCGTCGCACCGACATTCGAAAACGTCAAACAATGGTGAGTCCATTTTCCGACGGCTAAATTAGCGACCGAACTGAGTTCCGTGATTGAACCCCCGTTCGTCGATACGGCGACGGTCGATTTTCCGGATGTCGCCGCAGACACCTGAAATTGAGTGTCGGCCACGTCCAAAGGTTTCATCTCAAAAAATGTATTCGTACGTGCCGTATTAACACTGTACGGGTATACCCACGCGGCGATCGAAAAGTTGTTCAGGGTACTCGCCAATGACGAATATTCGATCCGGGAATTTAATTCATCGGTACCGTTGTTCAACCGGAGACACTCACCGAATTTGCCGGCCGGATACGTCACGAATTGACTCAGGAGCGTAAACACAACAGAGCCGTCAGTCCCAGTCACGTAACTCGGCAGAGTGTACGCGAACGGATCGGGGTACCGAACGAGCGGAAACGACGCCGTCGGTACGATACCACCTTTGACCACGCGAATGTCGCGAATATAGCCGTTCATAGTTTCTGTGGTGTTATATGCTCCAATAATGGGTGAAGTCCCCGGATTACTGCTGTAGAGAGACGTCATTGTAAACGAACCTGCCGCAATTCCATTCGTGAAACAATATGCCGTATTACTCGTCGGACCGATTGCCCACGAAAACGCAAGGTGTGTCCACGTGTTTAAGGGTATTGCGCCACTCGTGAAATTACCACCAGTCACGGGCCCTCCTCCTATATATATACTTGGTATTCCTCCCAATGTCCTCAAAATCCACTGTTGACTAGTTTGAGAAGTTGATATGATTCCCTGACCATAAGGAGTCGTACTCATCTGATAGACCCAGCATTCGACAAAAATATTGCTGTTTCCTGCTAGATTTGCAATCGCGGAGCTACTCGCGTTCATATACGACCCGGTCGTTCCCGGAAAGTATACAGCATCACCTACAATCGGTGCGTTCGTAATCAGCGCCGTCGACCCGATAAGTTGCGCCGGCCCGGGCGAAACTTGTGCGCGAGGAACCAGACCCTGAATCGATTCGACGTTCGAGGATTCGAATTGCCATGCGAGCGTCGGCTGTGGCTCGAAACTCATGTCTACTAGAACTTGTTAAAATAAGGTGAGCGACAAAACTCGACGGGTGCCGGCGTGAGTGATTGAATACCCGCGACGTTCGTGGCATCGTACGGACAAAAAATAACCCGACCGTCTGGTAAAAGCGTCCCGCCCCTGAATGCACCCGTGCCAAATGCGCTCTGAGGAATTATGTTCGAGTACGTGAGTCTGATCGGGTCGATCCACCCGACGTTCGAGTTTGTCGAGGGGACACAAACTATGTTTCCGGTAGGCATGAGTACGCCGCCAAAAAATCCGGACGCCGCTATGATATTCGATGCCCCGTTTGTCACCGGATTAAACACGACGACATTCGACAAGGTCGACGGAACACACACGACGGTACCGTTCGGGGCGAGAACCCCGCCGGCAAATTGGCCGTCTATGCTCAAAGAATTTGAAAACACGCGGTTCACGTAGTCATACTGTCCGATATTGCTCGAATTCCATGGAATGCACACGACATTCCCGTTCGGTATAAGAACCGCGCCGGCGTACCCACCGAGTGTTCCCGTCTCGGCCGCGTTCGAATACACACCGGTCACGGGTGAATATTCGCCTATATTCGAGTGACCGGTCGACGGAACCATAATGACGTTCGAGTTCGGACCGAGCGTACCGCCGAAAAAAGCCGGCGTCGCACAATTGTGTGCCGTGGCACTCGAAAATGTCAGAGTCGACGGGTTATACACGCCGATGGACGTCGCTGTGTTTGAAACGAAAACGACGTTTCCGTTCGGGGCGAGAACACCACCCGAGTACCCGCCCGTAAGCGTAGACCCGGCCGGTGCGACGACCGAATACTGATCGGTCGCCGGATTGAACAACCCGATACCGGTAGATGCGGCGCTCGGCACGAAAAGAACGCGGCCGTTATTCAAAAGGACCGAGCCGGTATACGAATCCATGCCCGGTGGTCCTATGGCGATATTGGACACGGACGGCGGTAAAGCGTCCAGGGCCCAGAACGAACCCTGGACCGCGACGGCATTACACGTTCCGGATACCCATGCCGTAATCACACCCGCGTTTGTTGCAGACGGTACGAGGTGTGGCGCGCGACGAACGAGATCTTCACCGTACTGAATCGTCGACGTAACATATAAATTACCAGTTACTTGGAGATTGGCCGTCGGTGTCACTGCCGACCCGATACCGACCTGGGGCACGTACGTAATAGGCCCACCGGTCGAACCGGTCCATTGCGAGCCGACGAACCCTACTATGTTTGACGTATAGATGTTCGAAATGTACGCATTGGCCACAGTCAGGGCGTTCGAAACAAACACGTTTCCGGTCACGTCGAGTGATGTTTGTCCGGTCGAGCCGGTCACAAACACGCGTCCGGTCGTCACGGCATTGGACGCGTACACATTCCCGGTGACAAGAAGTGATGTCAAGGGTGGATTCCCGCGTATGGTCAAGACGTCAAACGATGCGCCGTCGACGAGCGTCATCGCATAGTTTGGTGAGACGGTCGTGTGCACGGCCAGATTTCCTTCCGGGTCGATGATGAGTGCCGGAACGGTGTTGTCGTAAAATTCGGCGACGTTGTGTGTGTGGACCGTCGTTTCGTTCTGTCGAACGATGAGTGCGGTTGTAGTTCCGGTATTGTCGATCGTGAATGAATTTGTCGTCGACGTGTTCGTCGCCGTGATGTAGAAATTTCCAGTCACGGAAAGGTTCGAAACAACTATATATTCACTGACGAGCGTTCCGGTGACACGCGCGTTCGACGTATGGACCGTCGACGCAAAAACATCGACGGTCGTCACGGCATTGGACGCATAGACGTTTCCGGTCACGGAGAGATTGGAGGTCGGGGTCGCTGCCGATCCGATACCGACCTGGGGCGTGTACGTGATTGGCCCACCGGTCGTACCGGTCCATTGCGATCCGACGAACCCGACGATATTAGACGTAAAGATGTTCGAAATGTAAGCGTTCGCCACAGTCAGCGCGTTCGAAACGTAGACGTTTCCGGTGACGGTCAGTGTTGTCACGTCGGGCGTACCTGTCAGTACCTCGGTCGCGGCGTACACGTTCGTGGTCGTCAGGGCGTTGGACGCGTATACGTTCCCGTCGACGGTCAACTTTGCACCGACGATGCTCGTCCCGACACCGACACTGTCTGTGTAATACACGTTTCCGGTCCCGGTCGTCCATTGGGACCCGAGGAACCCGACGATGTTTGACGTAAAGATGTTTGAAATGTATGCGTACGGTACAGTCAAAGCGTTCGAGATGTAGACGTTCCCGGTGACTTGTAAGTTCGAAGTCGGGGTCGCCGCCGATCCGATACCGACATACGCCGTGTACGTGATGGGGTTGCCGGCCGTACCTGACCATTGGCCACCGCCTCCGCCTACATTCGTAAGACCGCTTCCGTCGCCGTAGAAAAAGCCGGCCGTTACGGCGGTCGCGGCATACACATTCGTGGTCGTCACGGCGTTGGACGCGTAGACGTTTCCGGTGACGTCGAGTGATGTACGAGGTGGATTCCCACGTATGGTCAGAACGTCGAACGATGCGCCGTCGACGAGCGTCAACGCATAGTTGGGCGAGACGGTCGTGTGAATCGCCAAGTTACCTTCGGGGTCTATAATCAGGGCGGGCGTCGTTCCGTCGTAAAATTCGGCGACGTTGTGTGTGTGGAGAGTCGGTTCCTTCTGACGGACGATGAGCGCGGTTGTCGTTCCGGTATTGTCGATCGTGATTGCGTTACTGGTCACAGTGTTCGTCGACGTGATGTATACGTTCCCGGTCACGAAAAGATTTGCGACCGTGAGCTTGTTCGTCACGGTCAGGTTTGCGGTCGTAGTATCGTTTGACGTGACGGTATTTGCGGCAAGGGCGTTCGTGACAATGTACGGGATGGCAAATGTGTCGAATAAAAACACGGTCGAGTCGACATTGGAAATCATCGCACCGGTGACTTCGAGTGTATTGGACACGTTTACGTTCGAGGACGTGAGCATGTCTGAAACGCGCGCATTTCCGTTCACGACCAGGACCGGTGATGGATCCCCGCCGATGGCCGTCACCGTGACCGTGTTTGCAGTGAGATGATTCGTGTCGGTAGTACCTGTCACGTATAGATTTTGGTTACACGTTACACCCCCGGCGGTGAGTGTGTCCGAAACGTATACGGTTCCGGCGACTTGGAGAGTCGACGTCGGCGGGTCACTCGACCCTATACCTACATTCTGCGCGTACGTAATACCACCGATCGCATTTGTCCACTGGGTTGTGTTCGTGAGACCGCTTCCGTCTCCATAGAAGGCTCCAGCCACGAGATCATTCGAAACAGAAACGTCACCAGTTACGATGAGTGTTGTTTGACCGGTCGTACCTGAAAGTACCTCGGTTGCGGCGTATACGTTCGTGGTCGTTACGGCGTTTGACACATAGACGTTCCCGGTCACGGAAAGATTGGCGGTAGGTAGGTCGGTCGACCCGATACCTACATACGGCGTGTACGTGATCGGCCCACCGGTCGTACCGGTCCACTGACCACCGCCTCCGCCTACATTTGTGAGACCGCTTCCGTCGCCGTAGAAAAAGCCGGCTGTTACGGCGGTCGCGGCGTAGACATTTGTGGTCGTCACGGCGTTCGACACATAGACGTTCCCGGACACGGAGAGATTGGCGGTCGGTAGGTCGGCTGATCCGATACCGACGTACGGTACGTACGTGATCGGATTACCGGTCGCACCCGTCCATTGCGATGAAACGCCTGCACCTACATTCGTGAGATAGCTGCCGTCGCCGTAGAAATAGCCGGTCGTCACGGCGTTCGACACGTAGACGTTCCCGGTGACTTGGAGTGTCGCCGTCGGTGTCACGTTCGACCCTATGCCAACTTTCGGTTCGTAGTAAATCGGGTACCCTATCTGACCGAACCACTGTGTAGCTCCGTTTAGGATGTTTATATTTTGGGTCGACGACCCGCACCTAAAAAATCCATTTGCGATGCTGTCACTCATCGTCCTACTGAACGACTTAGAAAAAACCTGAGCTATACTTTTAATAATGGAGGCTCACGTTCAGACCCACGGACCGATCACTGTTCGCCGTCTTTCGGCCCTGACCGGTATGAAGAAATCCAAAGTGAATGCGATTCTGTACAACGACCTCCGGTTCGTCAAGACGGAACGGAGTCCGCTCAGCCACGTGAATACCCGTGCAGTATGGTCGTGGTCGCCCGCGCCGGTCGTCCGTCCCTCGGAGCGTCCGCGCATCAACTCTCGGAACAAACACGTCCGTCGTGCGGCGGCAGCGGAATCTATAGACAAGAGCCACTAGAAAACCACAATGACTTCGTGGGCATCGTTTTGGTTTATTTGGCGGCACCAACGTACGTTGGCGCTCATGGTACTGGCACTCGGTCAAGCGTCTGCGTTTACGTGTGCGCCGACCAACAAGGCGGCGATTTGTTCTGCACTCGGAAACATGTACGTGTCGACCGGCGGCGCAACCAAGTGGGCGAACCGCACCGGATGGACACTGGCTGCTAATAATACCGCGACCGATTATTGTGAGTTTGGCGGCGTGACGTGTACCGCCGGAACCCTGTCTGAAATTGATCTGAGTTATAATAATCTCATCGGGTCGATCCCGGCTTCCTGGCGCAAGAATACGTTCGTACCCGGACTGACTACATTTAACCTTACGGGCAATGCACTATGCGGCCCGGCTCTCCCCGAGATGGTTACTCTGTGCGCAAACGTCACGTGCGAAGGAGTTCTGTACGAACAGTGTATGTCTCCTCCGCCACGCCCTCCACCGCGCCCTCCACCGAATCCTCCACGCCCTCCTCCGAACCCCAAGCCTCCGCCGCGCCCAAAGCCTCCACCGCGCCCTCCTCCGAGCCCTCCGCCGCGCCCTCCTCCGACCCCTCCTCCCCCTATACCCATGTATGCAACAGGTTTGCGTTCTAGCGACGCGCACTATTGGGACGCATCGACCGCTCGGGTCGGCGCACTATCAACCGTCGTCGTACCGGACATTGGGTCGGACACCGATCCGCTCGTACTCAGTTTGTCCGGGAAGGCGTCTGTCATCGATTATGTATTCAGACTCGAAGGTGGTCCGAGCCCCAACGATGCTAATATAAATGGTCTCGTCGTGAGTGGTCTACGCCGAGCCATCACGGGCCGTATCGGTATCGGCATGTCGGCCCGTTATACCGCGGCTGTGCCCCTCGTGAGTGGCTATTCGGACAATCACTACAGACACCTGTTCAACATTGGCGGCGTGGTTGCTGTGATCCACGGCGACAAAATTTGGGTCGGGAACACAAACGGTGCGTCTACAAACTGTGCCGAAGGATGGCTTCTCTCGGGCGACAATGTAACCGGACCGCTTTGGCCGGTCGATACGACCGCGAGCCTCAATCTCACCGTTTCGTCGGAAGGTAAGATCGGGTCACTTCTGATTGATGGTAAGGTTCCTCCGTTTGTACCGAGTAGCGTACCGACCGTACCGGTCACGCCGGGGTGCCAACCGCTCAATATTCCGGCCGGTACACCCCTGTTCTTCGGTGCGTCCGGAAACGACCAATACAATGATAACTTTGCGGGGTCTATATTCTCGGTCGGATTCACCTAAGGCCGTAGCGCACTAAAAGAACAGAAATGGGCTGGGGAATTTGTTTTGCGCTCGATCACAACGGGCGCGTGTACTGTGCCGACGGGTGTCGCTGGAAAACGCTCGCGCGCGACTATGTCGATTTTCCAGCGTGGCCTTCGGCGCGCGAAACCATCCTTGAGGAATTCGAGGGCGGGCTTCACGACGAGCTCGATATGGTTCGGGACGAGTGTCCCGGGACGGCTGCGGCGCTCGTCGTCGCGTGTGACGAGGCGCTCTACGATGCTATGCGTGCGTACCCATCCATGACCGACGAAGAAAAGATGCTCAGACACGAAAAGACGGTTCTGGAGCTCGGCCGGGACCTGAAACAGGTTACGGTCGCGCTCACAGATGCCCAGGCAGAGTACAAGATTCACAAGGCGGTATTCAAAACTGGGCCGCCGACGTACAAACGCGCGGCCAAGACGCGCGCCGAGGAGCTCGAACGACTGATCTACCCGCTCCAGCTCGAACTCGTGATGGAGCGCGCGGCCCTGAATGTTGACACACTCACGCGCGATAAGCGACGCCTGACCCGAATGCTAAAACTTGAAAATAAATTTAGTCTGTAGGTAGTACATGTCTTCTTGGGCGTCGCTGTGGTTTGTCTGGCGCGAATACAGACACAGACGCTCCTTATGTGATCGACGCCGGTTCGTGTCTTAGTTCAGACGTGATCCGGTCTAGTTCCATCTTATACAGAGTCAACGAACCTTTCTAAAAATACAGCGTTATCCTTCAGGTGGAGGATATCGTCCGAAAATTCGTATCTGAACGTCCCGTCATCACGTGTATAGTACCCATGGGGGTTGAAATAAATAAAATTATTTTGTTTTGAAAGTTCCTCCATGAGTCCGTTGACCTTGCCGGTGAACCGAACCCTCTCTTCATCCGTGCCCAAGACGGGGAGTGGCCCGTCATGGGGGAAGTCCTTGTACCTCGCGGGAGGAATGACGCCGACAATTACTATCTTCTTGAAAGTGTCTATACTTTGCAGGATTGTGTTGAAGTAACTATGCACGAGTTCCATTATTATATCATCCTCATCTCGTCCAACGTCCTTCTGTCGTTTTATGTGGCACCGACAGTCAACCTCTCCAAAAACAAAACATATGATACTATCCGAAGAGTGCTCACGTGCATCAAATTTTGGGATCACTCGAGACTTTCCGACACCGTGCATAGTCTTAGAGTACTCACATCGAAGCACATGGGGAAGGCGGAGGTTCTTGAAACAAAACTCTCCGTGACTATCACCGTATATGTAGATCATTCTACTAGTCTGTCAAGTATATTTTTTATATCGGTCGTGTACGAAAAAATGCAAAACACCGTGTTTCTACTTTTTATATATTCGTGTATATATCTGATTGAATCGAAAGCCCTCTCCTGATTGACACTTACGGGACTATCTAAAAGTATTATTTTTTTGTTTTTAAGATGAATACAGTTTACAAAGAATGCACTTCCATAATGCACTATTATAGTTGATGCAGATTGTATCAGAGCCATCTGTACACTGATATTGTTTATGTTGTACGTGTCGATCACTGTACCCCCCTTTTTTATAACAAGATCCGTGATTTCTGGGACGAACGGCTCTTCTCTTTCATTCACAATATAGTTTTCTCTACTATTACGAGGAAGATATATGAGTTTTAGGTTTGAAATACAGTCTGTACTCATATTTGCCACATAGTTTGTGATGTACCTTTTAAAAACATCCATGTTTGGTTTATTCAATGAAACGATAGGGGGGAAAAATACAACATTATTGGGGGTTTCTATAGTTTGAACAATAGGTACGTGAACATCTATATATTTCAAAAAGTTTTTACAGTATCTCTTTGTGTTAGAAGTGAGGATCTTAAGTGTAGGATAGTCTGCAAGTTTTTCTAACAGCAATGGATAGAAAATAAAAGACTCAAATATCCAGTGAGCAAATGCGTCTTCGCCTGGACAATCCATGAAGAAGTAATATTCTTCAGGGAGGTATTCGTCTGCATGTTGTGTTATAAGCCATTTAGGTTCACATACAAACCTTTGAAAAGAGAATACGTTTTTTATTTCACAAGGTTCAGAACTTTCGTGTGTAAACTGATGCATTTTATATATAAATACTATTTAAATGCGACGGCTAGAATGCTGTTTGTGCTGTGAAAAACTTATAACATACTTTAATATTGAAAAATATCCCATAACATTTTCACCATCGAAAAATGATTACAACAATGATATGGTCCAGGATATGGAATATGGGTATTGTCCCAGGTGTGGTTCAGTTCAGCTGATGGATTTAGTTCCACAACATGTATTGTACATGAATTCTCATAACGGCACGAGTCATAGTACAATATGGAATGAGCATCACGAAAAGTTTTGCAAGTTTGTAGAAGTTGATCCCATAAATAAAGTAATAGACGTCGGGGGAACGGGGAAATTTAAGGACTTTTATGTTTTGAATATCACTAATCCAGACAATGCCCCCGACAATTTTATACAGGGAAACTGTGAAGACTTTGACTTTACCGGGTTTCAAACTGTAGTAATGAGTCACGTATTTGAGCATCTATACAATCCCGTTAAATTCATACAAAGGTGTGTAGAAGCTGGCGTGAATAGTATATTTATATCTCATCCCGTGATGGATGTTCATTCTAATATCTTGCAAATACACACGGAACACACTTTTTTTGCCGACGCTATAGATGTGCAGAATGTATTTGAAAGGAATAAGTTCCGGCTTGATAAGATTCAAAAGTTTAGGAATCATTCTATATTTTTCAAGTTTACGTACGACCCGAAAGTCATCTGTGCAAACAATAATGAGAGACCCGGGCGTCAAGTTTTCATACTAGATAATTTTAACAAACGAAAGAACCTCCTTTCAGGAATAGATATACCGGATAACACGTATATAATGCCAGCCGGGCATTTTGGTCAATTAGTGTTTTACTACTTGAAAAATAAGAATATTATAGGATTTCTAGATAATGATATACATAAGCAAGGGAATCGAGTATATGGGACACCTTTTTTTACTGACCGAGTTCCAGATAATTTACACGGTGCACATGTTTTGATATATGCTGGCGTCTACACGAATGAAATTGCGGAGAGTATTTCTAGTGCAAATTGTACAGTTCTAAAAATAAACGTGTAAATTTCCAAGAACTGAACGCCTATGTACGTTAAAGACTGTCCGCCAGTACAATGTAAAATGATTCGCACGCCGGTCACCATGACTCTTCCGTTTGACAGCAAAAAGACGCTCATTCGCCACCGGCTGAAACAGTCGATCAAGCGCGCAAAGCTCATTTGTCCGAATTTCGAAAACACGATCGAGTGTGCCGTCGCATGGGACGAGGTGGATGAACTGACCCGGGCGCTCCACTCCCAGCGGCCGGTCGTACGAATGTCCGACGAAGACGAGCTCGCCGAGCGAATCTACGACCTGTAAAAAACGAGTCGTGTCTGCGGCGGCGCCCTTGGCACAGACCCAGACCCAAACACAAATGACAGACTCGATCCAAGCCCGCGTCGCCTACCTTGTCTCCGAACTCACATCTCTTCACGGTCATCTCCCGTATGAGATGCGTAGTGACTTTTCGTGGCTCGGCGTAAACATGAGTCGTGGATTCTTTGCACCGGCATATATCCCACCGCCCAGGCCACAGTGTACGGCCTTGACGCGTACCGGGACGCAATGTCCAAATAAAGCACCGCACGGGTGTGAAAAGTGTCGCATCCATAGCCGTGTCCCGATTGTCCGTGAGCCCAGGCCACGGTGTGTCCGGGACGGGTGTAAGTGCCCCATGTTTAAAGGCCTGGAGGTGTGTTGGCGCCATGGCCGGAAAGAGGGTCTGGTGCAGGCACCGCCGACCGAGTGTGCCATTTGTTACGACGCGATGACCACCGCGAGCGAACGTAAGAAGACATCATGTGGTCACTATTTCCACACGGCGTGTCTGGCAACCTGGTGTACGACATCACACGCCCGCCGCCCGCCGTGTCCCATGTGCCGCACGCCGCTTAGCCGTCCGAGGGCACCAAGGAGTACCGGGTAGGGTCGCGCGGGTACTGAACATCGAAATGAACGTGTAATGATGAATCGGACGTGAGGCCTTTACCTTTGATTGGATAGTCTCGTCTCGGATCAATCACAGATCCAAACTCGCGCGTGTTGTACGAAAACGGCCCGCCAAAGTGCGGTACGGTAAACTCGTATCCGTTGACCGATTCCTCGAACGTAATCGTGAGTGAGTACCGTAGATCGTTCCCGTGGCGTTCGAAAAACTTGTGACGCCGGATCTTGAAAATAATAATCAGGTTTCCGGGTTTCTCGTTTGGTGTTCGGGCCTGTTCACCGAGTCCGTGAATTCTTTGGGCGTGTCCGTCGTCGACGCCGGCCGGGATGTTGAGTCCGAGCGAAACTGCCTGGGTCACATTCCGCGTTCCTTGGCACGCCTGACACCCCTTCGGTAGCCGCCCGACACCCTGACACGCCTGACACGGTCGCTGAAACATACCGGACATGAATCCCATGTTCTGCGTGTGGTTCGTCATACCCGAACCGTTACACGGAGCGCACGGCACGAGACACTCGAAACACGGACGCACGGTTGTGATTTTTATATTCCTGGTCAGGCCCGTAAAAACTTCATCGAGTGTGAGTTCGATGACGTGGCGGTGATCGCCGCGTACGCCACGCGGTTGGCCGCCGCCGAACATTTGTTCGAAAATGTGACTCATGTCCGGTCCTTGTTGTGGACCCTCGCCAAATTGGTCGTACCGGGCACGTTTATCGGGGTCGGTGAGTATTTCGTGCGCCTGGTTGATTTCTTTGAATTTTTCGGCATTGCCGGTTTGTTTGTCCGGGTGGTGTTTCATGGCCAATTTACGGTAGGCGCGTTTGATATCTTCGACGGGTGCATCTCGCTCGACACCCAGGACCTCGTAATGGTCGACCGGCATATCTATTCTGGCGAGCGAACTTTTATGTAAAGACGCGACGCGCCGAAAAGACAAAATGATCATCGGTCTGGTTGGTCGGTCTCGGGTCGGCAAAGATACGATTGCGGCCGCGCTCGTCGACCAAGGGTATACGCTCCGTCGTCTGGCCCAGCCCGTCAAGGATGCGTGCGCGGCCCTGTACGGCTGGCCGATCGAAACCCTCGAAACTGATGCAAAAGAGACTATGGATTCGCGATGGGGTATTTCGCCCCGACGCGCCATGGTTCACATGACACACGTCATGCGTATGCACATGGGTAATGACTTTTTTACGCGTCGGTTTTTCGATGACGTACAGCCGGGTACACACATCGTCATTCCGGATGTTCGGTACGCCCACGACGTCGAGGAGATTCACCGTCGGGGAGGTATTACGATTCGCGTCACCAGGGAACTGGGTCCGGCGTACGATTTTGAAAGTCACATCGATACACTCGAAACGACCTACGTTCTGAACAACGACGGAACGGCTGCAGAACTTATTCAGAAGGCTGTCGCATGTATAAGGAATTCGTACGTGTCTAAAGTATAATGGATTTCGTTGAGGAGCTCCGTGTGAACGCATTCGAGAAGTTGGACGTCGCCGACCACGAAGTTGATCTACAGGGATGGCTCGATGAGGACAATTTCAATGTAAAATTTAATGAGGCCATCACCAAAAAGCCCGAGACCGAGCCACTTCTGATTGTGGAGGTGGGTACATGGAAGGGCAAGTCGGCCATCAATATGGCGAACATTCTTAAGAAGTCCGGACGGACGAATTTTAAGATAGTCTGCATCGACACGTGGCTCGGGGCTCAGGAGTTTTGGACGGACCGTAAGGGTGGTATTCGTGATCTCTGTATGGTGAATGGTTATCCTAATATTTTTTATACGTTCACGAAAAACGTCAAGAAACTCGGTCACGATGACGTGATTGTGCCATTTCCTTTGTCCAGTACAGAGGCGGCTTATGTCCTGGACTATTATAAGCTCCGGCCCGACGTAATTTACATCGATGCGGCCCACGAGTACGACGCAGTCAAGCGCGACATTGAGCTCTATTGGCCATTGGTCGCACCGGGTGGCACTCTATTGGGTGACGACTATCACTGGCGGGGCGTGTCGAAGGCGGTTGATGAGTTTGGTGGATGTACGGCTCTTGGCAAGGTTTGGTCACGTGACGCGCCTTTTTGAATTTTATTCTCCCATATAAATATAATGAAAAAGAGCCCTTCGCCAGGCCGTCCGGCGTACCTCTCGTTCAATGTTCTGAACCGCCTGTCCGGTCAGAATCTGGCTAAGCTCAGTGGTACGAATCGTACCGCGCGCGCGATAATCAAGGCTGACCCGCGTCTCCAGCAGAAGATTGTTCGGGCTAAAATGGCTCGCGTCCTCGCAAACATGGGGGCGCGCCGCACAGCCTATTTCCGGTGTCCGTTCCGGACGTGCCACAACCACCTCTACCCGAATGCCGTGCGGGCGGCCGCCGTTCATGGTCTCCGCCGGACCGGTCGCGTCATTACACCCGTGCGCGCTCACCCGCGCAACAATCTCTACGGCGCCAACAACTACTACCAATAAAGGATTGTAAATGCAAACAACGGATGACCTGGCACATATGCGCATCGCAAGAGGATTTTGTGACCGAAAAAATATAGAAATCCTGACCGTACTCGAACGTGTTCTCAAACTTGTTGTCGAGTTTGAGAAGACTTTAAGCTCTGACTAAACGCAACGCCCGTTGGTTCCCATGGACCCTCGTCCGTTCGGTGCCACCTCGGATCCTTTGCGAAAATTCCGAACGATTCCGTGTTCGCATCGACCCATATAGGTTCCTTAACTTTTGATAAAACTTTATTGACGAGCCGGGTCGCCAAGCCTCGGCGCTTCTCGGCGACGCATAGGTCCCCGAGGATCCACGCGTCGCCCCACCGTTGTAGGGTACATACGGCCACGACTCTCGACCCTTCACGAATCGTATATAATCGATCAAAACATTTGGGATTCCATAGACTTTCGTCGGGTCCAAAATTTTGACGGATGAGTTCATCCATTGTGATACTGACGGTCAACAGGCTTAGACGCGAGACAAGCCTTTCATGTAAATGGCTCAGCCTGGTGATATCGTCATGTTTGAGCCGCTCGCCGCGCCGTCGAGTGGTTTGACCCGTACGCCTTCGACATACGGTCACATCAACCTGGAGTTGCTCCCGGTTCCCGGTGATATGTACGTCGTCTGTTACGACGGCCGGTTTCGACATTGGCCGGTCGACGATGTGCCCATCGGATGGGAGTTTAGTATCATGTACGGTGTTCCGCAGATTCGAATCGCACAGTATGGGTTCGACCCGGTCGAGGTTCGTATGCGAACCATCGGACGTACGGATTCCCCTCCCGAAAAAGCCGGCACTGTCGGAACGACCATTGAATTTTATTCACAGGCGGCGACGATCCACGAATGCGAAGACTCGGGCGAGGAAGTGACGTCGGCGCCGCCACCGGCTAGGCGCTCGAAAATCGGATGTGTTTTGGCATGACGTTCTTGGCCCGGTTGATATAATGGCGGAAAAGAGGCTCGTTTGGAAAATTGCGTCTGGCCATTCTGAGCCAAGCGCGTAGGTTTGTATTTTTGACGTTGGCACCCGTACCGTTCTTTATCATACCCAGGAGCGAATTCGGGTTCATGTACAGGGTCTGTGACCCGGGAACCTTTATCACGATATGGGGCGACTCGAGGTTACCGGTCATGATCACGTTTTCGGTACCGGCCGGTGCGGGCGAGTACCGGTTTGGCGTCGCGGCGCCCGCCGGACCGGTCACGAGACCCGTGAGTGGTTTCAGGGCGCGGTACCCGCGGGTCATGGCGCGAACGCTATTGTTGAAATAGCCGTAGCGCTCGTTTGCGTGTGCGGCCGCGGCATAATTTCCACGAGCCCGAGCCGCCACGGCGTTACTCTTTCTCGCGTTACGCATCTGGGCGGAAGAATTAATTTGGCTTTTGATATGGTTCGCTATGCGCGTCTTCTCTGCGGCGGTCATGTTCGAAACGTTGATGTGACCGCGGCGACCTCCGCCGCCGTAGATCCGATTGATCATCATGTTCATGAGTACGGCGGTTGTGCGACCACCGGCGGCGGGTACGGCTACGTTTGGCGGAATGGCACGCCGGGGGAAGGATGCATTTTCGCGCGCGACCCGCCGAACCATATTGTTATACAGGGTCTGTGACATCTTCAGCCCCCAATGATTCGCATTCGGGTGTTTGGTAAATATGGGTTTGTTATTCAGGCGCATATAATGTAGAAAGCCGGACCGATTGTAAAACAGACGGAACGTGTGGCGTTCACTCTCACCTGACTTCATTTTCACCTCGGTCGCCTTAAATCTACCGGACGTCGTTTCGTTCTTGAACGGCAACGCCTTTTTGTACAAGAATTTCGGATCACGGGCGTACGCCTCTATGGCCATATTGGCCGCGTTGTTGTATGACGCGCCGGCGTTCGTTCCCGTCTTTGTGAATATACCCCCGGACTTTGTCATGTACAGCCCGTTGTTGTTAAACTTCATAGCCTTCCGAAGGTGTTTAGGCAGACGCGGTGATGCGACCGGCGGCGCCGGGGCTGGACCTGCTGCTGCCGCCACCGTAAATTTATATATTTTACGACCACCCTCGAGAACGTAACGTCCTCCGCGTGCACCAGTGTGTATCACGCGCCCGCGAATGTTGGTCGGCACGACGGCTGCCGCGGCGGGTGATGCAGGCAGAGCCGCGACGCGAATTTTACGTCCTGACGGACCGATAACATAAAGACCGCCGCGCGGACCGCGTAAAATCGGTCGGTCGAATGCGTTACGACGACCCGTGTTCATTTTATTTTATATACCAATATTAAAATAATGTCATCAATTGAGGCCCTTCACGCTAAAGCCGAACGGCAACAAAAAGCTATGAATGCAGCCGCGGCGCGCCACGCTAAAGCGGAGGCGGCGCGTCTCGCCACGGTCAAGAAACGCCAGAATGCTATCCTGACAGCCAGGCAAAAAATTGGTACACTGGTTCGCAAGACATATTTGCAAAATAATCGGATTACACAAGCCCTGATGCAGCACGGCGGACTAACACCGGCGAATGCGCGCGCGGCGGGGATCGCATTTCACTCTCCGGCGTTTCACCGCGCAGCTTTGAACAAGGCAAAACAACTTAGGACACAAGTTGGAAAATACAGAAACATGTGGGGGGCGTGGTACCGTGGACTGCCCGCGAATCAGCGTGCCGGGCTCTACCGAAACCTCATTGCTGTACTTCGCCCCGATACAACGAACCCTATTGGTCTGAAATACGTTGAAAATCCCGTCTTTTTTGTCAAGAAAGGTCTGATGGCTCGGCCGGCCGCACCTACGAATAGTGCTACGGCGAACCTTCGCCACCAGTACAAATGGCGCGGTGCAAACACGGCACTGCGTAACCTGGCGAACCCGGCGGCGAATGCAGTGCTGCGTCGGTACGGTCTACCCTTTTCGATGGCACAGGCTCGCCAAAACCTGTTCGGCAGCAAGATCATGACGGCCGAAAATGTCAGACGTCTCAATTCTCGGCTACAACACACACGTACTAACCAACGGGCGTGGAATCAAGTTAAGCCGAACATGTCACTGGCGCGCGCCGGTGGCGCGCTTCCTTCGCGGCCACCCAAAGGGCTCAAGTGGCGGGCGCGCAAAAAGGCTCTGGCAAAATACAAACAAAACCTACAGCGCGCTCTTTGGTGACACCACAATCACATTCGGTCCGCGGCCGTTTGTTCTTTTTCCGAGGTGGACATTGAGCGACGGTACAGTTACTCGATTGGGCAGACGGGCACGACGAAGTCTTTCGTTCGCGCGTCGCTGTGCGAGCTGTATCTCTCTATTATCACGTAATTGACGCTGTGCGCGTATTATAGCCGCAGCGTCCTGGTAAACATTACGTAGCTTGGCAATCATCTTCAGTCTGTTGCGCGGTAAAGCCCCGCTGGCACCCGCCCTACGAAAGTGTTTACGTATAACTTCTTCGGAAACTTTTTCCCAGTGCTTATTGTTATTTGATAAGTTTCGACCGGTATTGATTCGTTGATTCCGATATTTCTCTAGACTTTCGAGCCAACTAATTAAACCAGATGGATCGATCGCCATAACGCGCACTCGCGTGTTACGTCTATTCTGTGCTGAACGGCCGCGATTCAAAAGACGCGGCATTTATTAGTGTGCTAGATAAAAAATCTATGTCTTGTCTTCGTCGTCGATAACCTTTTCTCACCACAAGTACAAACATGGAGAAGCGTCAGTGTGTCTGCTACTCGTGCCACGGGCACGCCACCGCCCCGGTCTCCGACGACCACTGGGTGAACCTCGTCCGGACCATGATTCGCGACGGTCGTCTCGTCCACGTGGATACGGACGAATCTGGGCGCAATGTTTACCGCGCGTCATGAATGATAATCGTGGATCCCGGTGGTACTGAAGGATCGTCGGCCGCTCGCGAATTTACATCCTTGACCCATTTGACGAGCTCGTCGTGTGTCAGATCGTCTCCCCAAATAAGACGCGCGTTGTCAACATTCATTTATTATTTCTGTTTCTTTGTTTGACTTTATAAAGACCTTCGAGAAAGATGTGATAGTCGCGCAGGTTTGCTTTTCGCTGCGTGTGTTGCCGAGCGCCCGTAAGGAGACGTCCGGCTGCCGAGCGCACACTCGGGGTACGGTTACCGATTTCGCGAATCAGTTCGGGTACGACGTGCGCCCGGTAATATCTGTTCAGGGCCTGGTTGATTGCATTCTCGCTCTTGAATGTGTTTGCGAGGTGTCCGTGTCTTCCCCCGGGTATTCTCGCAGGTAGATGCGGCATAACAAGGTTGTACCGCGTTGACATGTTCAGATTGTTGTTCAGAACGGGACGAATTCTCCGACGAATCGACGTGTACTTTGGGTTGTTTGATCGTTGCGGTATACCGTACACTCTGTACGTTCGGCCACCGCTCCTGTATTCACGTATGTTGCCCTGGTTGACTCTTAGGTTAGAAAGAGCATTTATCGCGTTTTTAAACCTGTTGTATGCGACGAGCCGTCTTCCTTCTGCCGCGGCCCGATGGGCTACACGGGTGGCTGCAGTCGGTACGTTACGCGTCATACTTATAGTGTACGGAAAAAATATCAACAGATGAGAAGGATGTTATGTGGCGAGGGTGCTCTTCAGACAAAAGGTACATGTTGGTTTTATTCAATTCTTAATGGGCTCCTGTTATCGTCCGACGGTCAGAAGATTCTGTACGACAACATGAACAAGTTTTACGCAACCCTTACACTTGCCGAAAAGGCTTACTTTGATGACGGCCTCGATGCACCGTGTCCTATGAGAGACTTGATCAAGACGAAGCGGATATACTTTTACAAGTTTTTGGATCAATATATGTGTTTCAGATCCGGGCCACGTAATATATCGATGAGGGCTGGTCGGTCACCAAATGTTCTTCGGGGCATTCGTCTAGAGGGTAATAAGGCGCGTAGCCACGGTGGCATCAGAGGAGGTCACCCCCAAGAGGAGATTCATAATGTACTCGATCACATAGGACTAAAAAATCAATATTCGATCGTCACGCCGTCAGCGCCTGTTAGATTTTTACGTCCCAATTTCATCGTCTGGCGAGACGGCCCAAAAACTGGATTTAAGCTAGTGCCTCGGTGGCGTCCCGATTCTTACGATCTAGTATGTTGTTCGATCACGATCGCAAACACACTGGCAGCGAGTTCTGAGCAACACAGATCGCACGCCATAACTGGATACATATGCCAAGGAAAGGGATACCTCTTTGATTCTAATCAGCGGAAGTCATTCCCGTGTTCGTGGTGGAACACGACCGAATTACTTAAAGGATTTGCCGAAGTTGGGAAACATTATTCATTTTTCAGAGGTCGTCAGATTAATTATTGGACATATAATTATGTCATATTTGGTCGAAAAGAATACCTGCGGCATATTTCACCCACGTGTCGTATGCGTTACAAAAACAAAGCAGTTAATTTGAGAAGTTTTAATCTCGCCGACCCGCGTCTGGGCGCAAACCTCAATGATCCTGAAAAATATATAACGTTGAATCCGGCACAGCGTATTGCCGTCAAACGTATTTGGGCCCGGACGGAACATCGTGCGGAAGTTCCGATCGGTAAGAATGTATACAATTCTATTTTGGCAAATTCGACCAGTCGTGTCAACGGTATCACCAAGTTGCACATGTTGGCACACGCATCCTACGTCATCGACAAACGAAGTGCCATGTATAAAAAGTTTATCAGGCAATTGTATCTAAAGTTTCCGACGGGAGTGGTCGCAAGTCCCGTTGTGGCCGGTCGGACCATGTCACTCACCAACGCCAAGGCAATCATGAATGTGAAGAAAACAAAGACTGCGCGCAAACAGGCTTACTCGACAGTCTGGCGCCAGGTATCAGCCGCGAACCGTAAGATTCTCATGCACTATCGCAACACGGGGGTGTGGACCGGTGCATCATCGCCTGCGTCTGCACCCGTCGTGAATTCTCCTCTCAGTGGCGCAAAGGCTGCAGTGAACGCCATGAAAACAGCTGTCGCCCGTAAAGCATATCTCCGACAGAGAGGGCTGAACATGTCCGGTCCAAACTGGCAAGCACTCGGTCGCTACATTTCAGTAAAAAATGCCGAAGCACGAAAAGCCCGTGCGAATAAAAAGGCTGCCGCGGCTTATTAAACGACAAGAATGTTTACCGTGTAACATGATGGAATTTACCGCTGATCTCAACACGTATGGTGAGCGCGTCACACACGACGCGCTTATCAGAATTGCCGATCAGTGTGGTATGCCCACCGAAGACCGTAAAGTGAGGAGTAACACGAGTGTGTTTCATCCTAATTTTCATTTTCATGTATTCCCGTGTAGTGTCAGAAAGAATGTGACGATCGTAAGAGTCTTCTACCATTCGGGGCTTGACCTCAAAAAAACTGCTCAGGTTTTTGAGGATGTGTTACGCGCGACGGGTGGTCGATGGCTTCTCGTCGGCAAGTGGACGTGGGTACCATCCAGTGACATTTGATACATACCTTGAAAAATGAAGGATATTCTGTCACAAAAACCCGTGTCTTGTCTTCGGCACCGGTGCCGAGTAGCTTACCAACAACCAAATACACAATGGATCCTCGCACTGTCGAGTGTCAGGAGCGTATTCGTATGTTTATGATCGCGCACAAGGAAGAGTGTGAGGAGCGTATTCGTGTAAGCAAGCAGCAACTTGCAGACATCACGGAGAAGAGTCGCCTACTTAGGATCGAGCACGAGAAGAGTCGCCTACTTAGGATCGAGCACGAGAAGAATCTTCCCCCCCTGTTCGGTGGCGGTGTATTCGCGGTAACGGGCACCCCTCCAAAGAAGACTGAAAAAGCTATCGAGGCCGACCGTAAAAGAAAGGCGCGTGCGGCCGAAACCAAGAAACGTGCCGCAGAACAGAAACGTATCGCCGTCGAGCGTTTTTTGAAACACACCCCCGAAGAGCGACAGATTGAACATGATGTAAATGTCGCAAGACTGAACAAAGCACTTACGGCACTTGATATCCCACCCGTGAAGTTCGACGCGGGAAAGTTTTTAAGTTACGCATTCACCGGACCATATTCTTAAAGTTTCCAAACCCTAATAAGGCAAATGAAACCAACACAAGTCGCGTTCGTCTTCGGAGGGGACGCGAGCGCCCTCATACAAGAACTCACCGGAAAAACCACATTCATAAGGATCCAAAATTATGAAATGCTTATGAATGTAGTATTGAGCACGGACACTCCTTCACCTCAAACAATCATATGGGAAAATGCCGATGAATCTCTGATGGAAAATCCTAGTCGGTATCTTATTAGGATGCTTCATTGGGGCAGGTTCTTCAACACTGGGTGTATTTTCACATTCAAGAATAAGATACTTATTAACCCAAGTGCATTGGTGAGCATCGACTATTTTCTGGATTAAGGGCGCCAACCCGAAAAATATTTTGAAATCAATCTGAAAAAACTTTTTCAACCCCACCAAACCACAAACAACATGTGTCAACACACCAACATTAACATTTCAAAAACTTTTTCAACTTCACAAACGACAAACGACAAACGACAAACGACAAACAACTTTTTCAACCCCACCAAACCACAAACAACATGTGTCAACACACCAACATTAACATTTCAAAAACTTTTTCAACTTCACAAACAACAAACAACAAACAACAAACAACAAACGACAAACGACAAAAAACTTTTTCAACCCCACCAAACCACAAACAACATGTGTCAACACACCAATATTAACATTTCAAAAACTTTTTCAAAAAA